CATTATCATTTACCCAAGGCATTCCCGTTAGACGGTATGACAATTAACATCACCGGTTCAATGCAGCCATACACCCACGCTGAAGACGAGGTGGGTGAACTTTACCGGACAGAAAGCTTGCCAGAAGTTGTGGCCACGCTGTCAGCCAATCCAGAGCATTACAAGTACGTTAACTTGAGAGTGCTGCTTGGCCCTGACGAAGTGCCGCTGGCGGACATCGATTGCCTTAGCTATCGAGTAAAGAGAATGCAGAAGGATGAACAGGAAAATATCGACGTCGATATCGAGAGCTTCAACCTTGAATCAATATTTAAAAATACAATGAGCGACTTTAAAGTCTCAGACGAAACAACGTCTAAGTTATGGACTCGCTTCTTATCAGTTAATGAGGCTGAATAAATGATTTCACTATTAAAATACGACATAGGCTTTTCAAACGGCAAAGGCCTAAGCCAAGAACTGACGCTGGAAAATGGCTCTACTTTAATTACCGGTAAAAACGGTAAAGGTAAATCCATGACATTTGAAATGATTGCCTTTGCTTTCTTCGGCGCCAAAGCGTTGCGAGGAGCTGCCGCTGACTACAAGAAAATCAGCTGCGATATGACAGTTACGATCAAAGAAGTCACCTACGAAATAAACCGCACCAAATCAAATGCGAAAGTCATCTTGAAAGGTGAAACGATTGTCAGCGGTAATACGCCGGTTAATCAGTGGGTGACCAGAACACTGGGCCAAGACTACAACGTCTTTAGAATTGCTCACTGGTGTGCCCAAGGCGATATCCAAGCCCTAGCCAACATGCGTCCGACTGAGCGTAAAGCGATGATTGATTCTGTGGCTGGCCTTACTCAAATGGACGGTCTATCTAAAGAGTTGAACAACGAATGGAAGACACTCAGTGCTGAAGTTAATGCCGTAAAGGGCACGTTAGTTCAACCTCAAAAACCCGAGTGTAGCGTCGAGGGTGATGTTACTAAGTGGGAAAAATCTTTAGCGGGAACAGAAGCGTTATTAACTAAATTTAATGAAGCTCAATCGGTTCAGAAGCCTAGTGAGCCATTCGCCCCGACTGAGCCTTCAGAGCCTATTTACGCGGATGAGCCTAAGAAGCTGGGCAATCAAAGCGTTAAGAAGCCGGAGCCTTTGGAGATTAAACAAGGGATGCCCTCGACTGTTCAGCAAGCGATAGCTATTGAGAATCAATTTCTTGATCAGCTGCAGATTTTGGAGCCGATGGAACGCAAACTGTTAGACCTTGAAGCTAAACGCAACCCAGACGTGAAGTTCCCAAAAGGGTTTGAGACAGTTGAAAAACTTGAGGCTGCTTGGAACGAATATAATCTACACTTAAAGATTGAAACGTTGAAAGACCAGAGCGGCGTAGATTGCCCACACTGTAAAGAACATTTCTTTTTAAACACTGAGATTGCTGAGCTAGAAAAAGGTAAGACTAGAAAAACAGAGCCCAGTATTACCCGTTCAAAGTGGGCTGAACTAAAAACTCAGTTAGAGATTAACGCGGAGCATGACAAAGTTGAAGCTGAGTTCGATGCTGAACGAATGGACAACGTAAGAACAGCCTTAAGCCAAATTCGTAAAGCTCGGGCGGACTTAGAATTGTTTGAAGATGAGATGGCCACGTATACCAAGCAAGAGAATTTGCTGTTGTCCCTTCATGCTGAACAGTTGGATAGTTGGAAGAAGCAAATTGCCAGCCAGAAAACGAAATACAATGCTCAGTTCTCAGCTTACCAAACTCAGCTGACAAATTATAAAGCGGCGTTGGTAAAATATGACGAGGGTGTGGCCGCTTACGAGACAGCTCAGAAATATATTTCAGGCTTGTTGGTAACGACCTCGAACTATAAAGAAGAGCTGGTTTCGTACAAACAAAATTGCCAATCAAATATCGCTGAGTTGAAATTGCACGCTGATAGATGGACGCGCTATGAGAGTGACTTAAAGGAATACAACGCACAACTTAGTGGTATTTCAGAAAAGGAAACCGAGTTATCTGAATTAGCCAATGCTCAGGCGGCGTTGAAATCAGTTAAGAGCCAAGTTCAGAACCATTTAATTCCGAGCTTGAACGTGGTTGCTTCTAAGTTAATGTTCGACATGACCGGCGGTGAATTCCAAGAAGTGGAGATTGGTCAAGACTTCGAGGTAAACGTCGACGGACAGTCTCTAAGGACGTTATCTGGCTCAGGCAAAGACTTAGCCAACTTAACGCTTAGAATTGCACTGGGACGCATTCTGACCCATAAAACCTTACCGGTTGTTATGCTGGATGAAATCGATTCAGCAATGGATGATACCAGAGCCGGTTATACTTGGGATTGTATCAACCGCATCACGCCACAAATTGGCCAAGTGATTCAAGCCAGTCATAAGGAGCTGGACGCGAGTCGCCGTATTGAAGTTTAACTATTAAAGGGGGCATGTGCCCCCGCCTACCTTTGGAATTGACGATGATGAATGTATGTAGCTTTCTAACTGCAGAAGAAATGAAAACTTTAACTGGCGCAACACACCGCGCAAAACAAAAACTGGTTCTGGATAAAAACCGAATCCGTTATGTGGAGCAAGAAGACGGTAAATTAAAAGTAGCTTGGGTAAGTTTACTGGGGAACGACCTCCCCACCCAGACTAAACAAAAGGAGCCGGATTTTTCTCATTTAACTTAACTATAGCTACGTGGAAATTAACTATGAAACGACCTGACTGGCTTCCGCCCAAGGTATCCCCAAAAGGGAATTTTTATTATTACAGACCATTGAGAAATGGAAAGCGTTACAGATTATGTTCGACCAGTGACTCACGAAGAGACGTGCTGCTAAGTTATGATCGCGTTCTGAGTGAATTAGATGGCGATACCAACTTCAAGAAAGTCATTCTTGAATACCTTGATAGCGAGGAGTTCAGTCGCCTCGCTAACAAAACCCAAAAAGATTATATTCTGTATGCCAAAGAAGTCACACTGGCCTTTGGCAACATGAATCCTGACAGCATAGAGACGCCACATATTGTTAAGTGGCGTAATCTACTGGCAAAGAAAAGAAGCTCCCCCCTCCAAGGTAATCGACACGTCTCCTTCATTGGCTCAGTATGCCGCTACGGGAAAGAGAACGGTTACCTCAAGACAAACCCTGCCCTACAGATAAAGAAGCTGCCAGAGAAGGCGAGAACTCGTTATATCACCCACGAAGAATACTCCATCCTTTATAAGAACGCCGACCCGATATTAAAAGTGGCCATGGAAATTGCGTATGTCTGCATGGCCAGAATTAATGATGTAGTTGAATTAAGAAAATCAAACTTGCTTGAAGAAGGTTTATTTATCCAACAGTCAAAAACCGGAGTGGGCCAAATAAAAGAATGGAATGACCGACTGAGAGATGCAATAAAAAGAGCGCATAAACTCCCATTAGAAAATAATATGCATTCTATTTATCTCATTCATCAAGTGAATGGTAAGAAAGTGAGTATCCGAATGCTTCAAAAGCGATTTGAGATAGCTCGTTTTAATTCACTGGATGAATGTGGATTCAAAACACCATCAGAAATGAATATACACTTCCATGATTTAAAATCGAAGGGTGTTTCTGACATGAAAGGTAGTCTTGAGGATAAAAGATTCGCTGCAGGGCACACCAATCTTAGGCAAACACAGTCATATGATAGGAAATTATCGGTCGTACCGGCTCTCGATGGTGACTTAGCCCCGATAAACCTCTCAGATTTCACACACAGGAGCAATAAATAATGCAGGGAATTATTGCTCCCCAAAAGTGCTCCCCTTTTGCTCCCCTTCGTGAAAACAAAAAAGCCCCGACTTTCGTCGAGGCCTTGTGTGTGGCGGATAGCGAGGGATTCGAACCCCCGGTACGTTTGACCGTACGTCTGATTTCAAGTCAGGAGTAAAATCAAGCTGGTAAAGGGCTGGAGGCCAATTTGGGGGAGCAAGACTTTTGGCCTTTATTCCTTTTTTATACCTAAACTTGGGGTGTTTGTCGCCCCGAGTTTCATGTCGGCCATCTTAAAGTTTTGACGTTTGAAATACCATCGTAAACCGAACGTTGCAGCAATTATCCCAAACGACCCAAACCACCACCAGTAAGGCAAGGAGTTAGCAAAGGCCACCCATTCAGTGGCACTTACTCGTTTTCCGTCTTCATCCCACCAACCTAAAACCATCGGAGCAAACCAAATCAACATGAGTATTTCATCCTTCCATGATGTCTGTGCATTCTTCTGAGCTTGCAGGTCGTAATTCTGCTCCCCCGAAAGTTCTTGGCGATTGTAAGCGGCAGTGTATTCCATTTGCGATTTCTTCATATCGAAGTAACCGCCGATCAACATCTTAAAACCGCTGTAAATTAGCGTCCACATGGTTGGCACCCCTTTTGGTGGTTATAAGGCTCTAACTCGCCAAAGGTATTAAAGAAACATACCCCTAGCCAAAGAATAGATTTACGTCGTGCCATAAGAGGATAATGTGCTGAGGATTTAAACATATTTACGGGCCCAACAGGGAAAGCATCTAGTAACAATGTTTTGTCCGTACCATATTCAAAAGCCACATACTCTTCAATAAAATGTGGAATTAAAAATACCAGTAAATCTTTTAAGTCCTGAAACATACTCTTCCCCTTATGCTCGGTCTTTTATCCAGCCAAAGACGAAGCTTTCATTTTCTTCTCTGGCCTCAGCTGCAGCAATGTAATACTCACCTTGAAGACAATTCAATGCTTTACTTAGCACATATTCACCGTGCAGACTGCGACGGTTAAAATAAAGTTTGAGCGCATGACGCGTGTTCTCCCCCATCACACCGTCAACAACAAGGTCGGTATACCACTCGCCTTTTTTATTGAATGCATTCAGGGCGCGTTGAAGAAATTTAATAGCGCGGTGCATACCGATATTCACGCCGGTGTCTAAGACTTCCAGCGCGATTATGCTTGAATGCTGTTGGATTAAATCTAAGCGGGGCTCGTCCCAATAAAAACGAGCGTAAATATCCCTAGCAGTATCAATCTGCATGTCGACCATTTCACCAACGTACCCAAATTTCTCAGCGGTCTTCTTAGTAATACCGAAATTAGTTTCGCCGCCCAAATCGTCAGGATGATTAACGTAACCACGTTCTTTAGAAATGATTTCATTTATGTGGCCAATTAAATGTGGATCCATGTTAGTTGCCTTTGCTGTTGAGTGTTTTCATCGCCTCAACCATTTGAGGTAATAAGGTGGTTAAACCTTTGATGCCCTCTTCTGTGGTTGCTGCATGTACTTCAAGTTTATTCAAACGCAAATCGATAGCTGACAGGGTGGAATTGATTTGCATATCGGTTTTCTGTTCCAACGCCGAAAGCTTAACGTCAACGTCATTCTTCTGAGGGTAATAACTAATCACTCGCTCTCTAAACGCGCTGTTCGTTTTATCCGAATCGTTAATCCGGTCATTGGTTTTTTCGTAGGAAGACCTAAGAGACTCGCTGGTCTTTTCTGCCAAGGTAGTCATGGCTGAGCTTGTTTCTTTTGAAAGAGAATCAATTCGGTCTTGAGTCTGTTTAAAATCAGACTTTAAGCCGGAGAGTATGAATAGCGATATTGTGGTAAGGACAGTTGCAACAATCCCGAAAAAGGAAATGATTTCTGCAAAACCCATATAAAGACCTTTAACCTTAAATAGTGACAAGCACTATTTGAGTGTAGGTGTAGGCTGAGGAGACAAGGATAGGAGCGTCTTCATTCAATTTATAAACAAGCAAGGTTAGGACATGCTGCCCACCTTTTGGCAACATAAGGTCACCAAATTTTATAAACACAGTATCCACGTCAAACCAAATAGAGTCTGGGGAAATATCAGAATCGAGAACCTTATTACCTGCTTCCGCAACCACACGAACTATCCCATGTTTAAGCAAGTCGAACTCTTTCAACGAACTAAGACTGTTCGCTGGGAAGGATTCGACTTTGAAAGAGGAGACACTAAGTGCCCCCTGATAAACTGGGATGCGCTTAATCATTAGACAACAATCGCCGAAGGCTCTCGAATATAATGAACCGACTGCGGAATGTTCAGCGTGTCGCCGTCATCGTTAGCAATGGTTTTGTCGTTGATGTCTTGAATAAATTCAAAGCGGGTTGCAGAGGAGTTACGAACATACAAACAAATATCGTCGCTGTCTAACGCTGAACCTGTTGGGTCAATGCCTGTCTTCGCATTAATTACAACACGGGCTGAGCCATCACCTTCGGCAGTGAAACCTACGTCACCGGCGGTCATTGCCGTTGTGCAGATTACTTTAGCAAGCAGCTGAGCATCACTGTCGCTTTTTAAAGGGTTCTTTATGATCCCAATTTCGTTACAGGCCTCAAGGACAGCCTTAGGAGCTTGTTTGTACTGGTATGAGCTGAAATTAGCCATAGTTTACTTACCTCATCGTCAATCTAAATTGTTCCGTTGTCTCGGTAAGCTTAAATCTAACGTTGCTACCAAGCGGGATAATATTTTCAGGGTCAATGTTCAAGTTTCTAATAACGATGCTGATAATATCAACGGTCGATAGTTGCTCGGTCATTGCGCCCGTAAAGTTTAGCAAGCTAGAAACATAAACGGAATTAACTGCAGTGTTTGTCTCCGTAGGATTCGATGAAAGCTCACTGTCCCCTAGTAAGGTTAGCCCAGTTAATTCGGTCAATTGCTCCGTTGACGTTGTAGCGAAATTAATTAATTGATTCAGCTCAACAAGCTCAACCTGAACCTCGATTTCGCTCTGAGGAGTTTCCAAATTGATTGTTTGGTCAACGATTAAACTTTCTACGTCCGTATTCTGCTCGACCCGTACAACAATAACGTTGGCTTGGTCTAACAAATCTAAGACAGTGTAATTGCAGTGCTGCTCAGTCTCAACGCCCCCTAACTCTTGCACAGTCAATGCTGACAATACGTCACTCTCCGTCAACTGCTCAGCATTCACAACAAAGAAATGCAAGTCACTGTTTGCGGTTGCGGTCTGCGTTTCATTCAGCTGCTCAACAACGCTGGCAATAAACTTATCAACCCCATCTAAATTACCGGTAATAGCCTCATTTAAAATTTCTAATGGTGAAGTTGTTAACGATAGACTTTGACTAAGGTCAAGGCTTTGTGTCTCTGTCCGTATTTGCAGAGAGGGAACATCCACAAGGATGATATTCTGTAGTGTGGCTGCTTGGGTGCCGACTATTATTTCAGAAGGTAAGGTGCTGAATGTCGCATCCTGAGTCAAAGATACTTGGCCGATTTCGAATAAGGTTTGTACGGTAGAGCTATTGAAGAACTGGTTTGAGGTTATTTGGAAGCTAGGAACCTCGATTACCGTTTCAACGTCGACGCTGTTAAACAACTGACGAGAACTAACCTGCACGTCCTGTGCTTCGATTAGCACCTCAGCCGCTGAGATAGCAAGGTCAAGCTCAGAGTCTAATACAATGCCTTGGTATTCAATTAATACTTCGGCCTCGCTCGATTGGGTAACGATTTGATTACCCAGTGTCAGCGAGGTTGTCTGGAAAATAATTTCAGACTCAGAGGAAACTGTAGCTATTTGACTGGCAAGGGTTAAGGCTTGTACACCTGTAACTTGCTCTGTTGGCGTGGTGTTGATTGAGAAATTTAAGCCGACACTGAACGCTGCCGCTGAAATAATAACTTCAGAGGCGCTTAGATCAAGGTCAATCGCACCAGACAAAGATAATGTTTGTGCCTCGTTCTTAACTTCGGATATTTTAGCGTTTAACGCTAAAGCCACGGCTGCAGCTACCGAAGTGTAAGTGGTTTTTACTTCACTGGTGGCAATCTCAAAGTCGATTACGACGTTGGCTGGGCCACTTACCGTACTCTGCGGCACACCTGTTTCCCAGAATGTCGCGGGGTCTGATTGGTTCGCGTATTCCGTTTCTATATAAGCTGTAGGCCTGCTAATATTGTTATTAGTTAATCTAGGTTCATCTATTATTACATTACCCCCACTAATAGGAGAACTATCCATAAGCCTATTAAATGAGAGTTTGTTAAATCCAGAACCTTGTAGTTTTAAAGCACTTGTACCAGAGTACGTAACTCCATTATGTATCGCAGTAACCGTTGATCCATTTATATCTTGATTGACCGATATATAGACTAAAGCGCTACTAGGTAAGTTTGGAATCGACACAACGTCTATTACTGCTGTATTACTATTTCTAGCAAAAAGAGCTACTTTAAAGTCCGCACCTACTCTATTTAAAACTATTGCATAGTTGTCAAAAGCATTACCGCTATTTGCTATACCAAGAACAGCTTCATTTAATGGTAAGTCAGTACTTCCGTCTCTTTGATACCAAAACGACATATTAAAAGTACCTGCAACAACACCTACATAATCAGTGTGAAGATAATCACTACTCGATGCAAACTTGTAGCTTTTACCTACAATACCCTCTATAAGACTTGGACTACCAACTACCGTTAAGTCATTAGCGTTTCCAGCACTGTCACTTAAAGTATTAAGATGCCATGCGGAAGCATAATCAACGTTTACTGCATTCCTACCATTAACATCTGTCACCGCTGGCTGAGTCTCACCCGCTTTACCGTAAAACAGCCACAACCCTTGTGCGGGGTTAATGTTCGGTGACCTAGACCACATGACCGCTTTTTGATTTACGGTATCAAAGTTAACTATTTCAAGTGGCAAACGTCCTGTACCGTCTTCGTTTAGGCAAACGCGTATGTCACCTCCGCCACTTTCAGCAATATCCCATATTTCAGCAGGTAAATTAGCCTCTGTAACGAGTGACACAAACGGATCGGCAATACTCGGTATTGTGTTCTTGGTTTTTATCTCAACTTTCTTTTGCCAAAACGTAGGGTCTATTGCGGTGAAGTATTCTACCCAAGCGGTAAGTGGATCGAAGTTTACAAGTGTTCCGTCATTAGATGCATTAAGAGCATCAGGCAATACACTTCCTGTACCACTTGAGCTTGATGGGTTGTAGTTACGCTGAGAGGCGAACCCACCAGAAAAACTAATACCATAAAGTTCTAAATTAGCGTCAGGTCTATCTCTAAAAGTAGAAAAAAGCCCAACAAGCGCGTTAGGCGGCTGAATAGCATCGCCTGCTTTTGTTTCAAGCGGAATCCCATCTACAATTAGTGATAAATCTGAGCCGTCTGATTCTATTTTAAATTTATGCCTGATTGATAAATCTATAGTGGTTACATTAAAATCATAGTTTGTTAACGCTGTACCTACAGCGCGTAACCTTAAGGTGTTACCTCCATTCTGGAATGTAATTTGAGTGCTAACATCTCCAGATGAGCTGGAAATTAAATATTCACCAGTTGTAAATGTTGCATCAATCCTTATATCAAACTCTATTGCCCAAACATTGCTAGTCCAAGCTAGTGATGGGAATGTAACTAGCTGGTCAGGTTGACGCAGTAAATAATAAGCCACAGTTAAGCAACCACACCATAAGCATCATCCACAAACAAATCTTGACCGCGATACTCATTAGGAATAGTGAACGAGTAGAAACCAACAGCGGCAACATTGTAGAAATATCCAATGCGTGTGCCGTTAGCAATCGTTACTCTCGGTGCGTGGTTGTCACAGCTTGTTGATACTTCCATCACTGCGCAATCACCGTTCGCTGTTTGTCTCAACGGCACTTTGGTTATCGTGTTCTTAGCGACCTTAAAATCATACTCAGTCTTGTTCTTGAATGGGAATGTGACCGTTTCAGCTTTAGAATAGAAGCCATCCATCTGTGCTTGAGTCAATACACCGAAGGCAACTAGTATTGAGCTTGAGCCGCGATTAACTGCACCGTCCTCAGTGTTTGGGTCAGTAGCAAACTGACCGCCATTGAGAGTACGAATAACAGTACGGCATAATGCACCGACTGTTGTAGGATCACCCGCTGTCACTTCTACTTGTTGAAGATTCTCAGTGTTTGCTTCAATGCTATCTAACGCACTGGTCTTGGCTAAAATCTGACTCGCTTCATTACCGCCAATTTTACGGTAAGTAGTTTCAAAGTGAGCCTGTGCATCTGCTAGTGTAGCGAAATCTTGTAAGTTCATTTTATCAATCTCTTTGTTTTAAAGTGTGGTGTTTAACTTCCCCGCCCTTTTCTCGTTCAAAAGAGACAGAAGAAAATCCTTCAGCTAACAAACCTTGTTCAACGTCAAAGAAGACGCCGACGCCTGAGGTGTCAAAGGTTGCCCCGAGGGTTACATGTGCGTGCGTACCATCCACACTCAACGAGCATTGGAACAATCTATGTTCTTTATCGCCGGTAAAAAGTCTTAGCTCGGCGTTTGTATAAAGTATCTCACACAGATTGCCGCGTTTGGTTATGTGAGTACCCATAAAATCTCCGTAAGCAATAAATAAATTGCCGCATATTTAGCTATATTAACGGACATAAATATAAAAAAGCCAATAACCATCCTCAAAGGATTAAAGATATGCCGGTCATTTGGCTCGATAGCCCCTACGCAGTGGTTCGCTTGTTTGAAAAGTTTCCAGAAAAACCAATCTACAATCTCAGCCACGATGGTTCCAACCTCACTCCCTTTTAGCTTTAACTCCCCCAGCTCACTGGAAATAGTTGTTCTAAAATACCCGCCACAGTCGACGTTGACGTTGACGTCTTGGGCTAATAATTTACTGTGAAGCCAACCGGTTTCTGGGTCTCGAGTTTTTCTTTCCTTCGCATCTGAGATGTCGAATAGCACACAAAAAATCATAGAGACCCATTCATTAAAAATACGAGTCCCCCACATCAGAATTAACATTATTACGACTAAATACGCTTTTAAATACTTCATAAGGGGACTCCTAATTTATTAAGCTAAGATGACTGTTTGTAGATAGTGCAAGCACTGTTCTTCAAGAGACATACCTTCATACTCAACACCTTCAACGACAAAATTAAAGCTCATCGTCGGGGGGGCTGTGCCATCATTCATATTTGCTAGAATGTAAGGGCTCTTACCTTCCAAACGTTTTGCTTCATCTGCCCAATAATAAAATTGAACGTTGACGTTAACTTGGCTGAAAACATTTTGATTCATGCTCTCCATGTCTGCCATGTTACGGTTTAAATCCACGTTTTCAGTTGTGTTACGTGACGCATAAGAAACGCCAAACGTTGCAGCGGCAAACTCCATGCCTTGTGGGTCTGTGAACGGTATATTTTTTAATAAAGCCATGTGTATCTCCAGATTGTGGTTAGTTGTAAATTAATTAGCTTGTTCCAATGCGCCTTCAAATTGCAGGGCGTATTCAAATTCAGCGGTTAAAACAGGGTAAGGACTGATTAAAGAGCGCATGTACATCGTGATTTTTCCCGTAAAATAGCGGTACTTATCCGGTGGTGCCGACGCTGTGATTGAGACTCTAAAGTTACTTGAGCTATAAGAGCCTGTTGATGGGCCACTACTACTAAAAGTAACTGGCTCATTAAATAGGTTTATGTCTGGGGTATGCGTGAACTTATATTCAACGTTGTATTTAGTCAGAGGACTGTAGCCCAGAAGCCAATCTGTTTCTGCCGACCAGTTCAAACTCAAATTGCGCGTTCCTACACTGGTGCTAACACTCTGAAACTTATTTTGAGGGTAAGATTCAAATGTAAATAGCGTTGCTGTGCCGGTTAAAAACTGCCCCAATTTTAAATCGTTGTTCTGATTCATATCCGCAACTTGCGAATTCTCAGGGATATTAGGAACGTGATCGCCGCCACGCCTAAAGTGTGACATGACACGATCTGTTTCTGGTGCTGTGATAGGTGCGGCAAAATGCTGAGTCACATCTTTCAAACTGACAGGTGGTTGAGTTTTAGGAAAATACAAACGCATACCATCGGCAGGGTTGTTCTTTGTTATCAGGTTGTTGGTATCGTTAACACCCCCAATGCTCATGCTTAACGGTAGTGTTTCAGCAAAACCTGACGGAGCAGTAGCTCTAACCTGAATTTGCTGATTAGGTAACACTGACGAGTTTGTTAGCCAACTTCCAGTACCGCTTTTCTGAAACTCACAATTGTTAGAAGTGATACCTACCGATTGTGATATTCCTCTCACAACAAACGCTGCAAAATAGACAGTTGAACTAGGCTCCACTGACCTCGCAGGTTGCCCCATATCGTAAGCGTCTGGGGTTAGGTCGATGCTTGACACAACTTCAAAATAGAAAGCGAACGATTGACCTGCTAAAAATATCGTAGCGTTGTTTGTGCCACTGGTAGCTCCTGAATTAACCGTCAACGTGCCAAAGCTGTTTGCAGCGGCTAACAGATTATTTGTGTTAAATCTGGCTGTACCCTGCCCACTGATAGTCGCATTGCTGCTATATTGGTTAGTGAACTTAACCGTATCGTTAGGGGCTACTACGAGGCGATCATTCGAAGATAATCCTCCATCTGGGCTTTGAACAAACAATTGAGGGCCGCCGCCAAAATCTACAGCATCGATTGTAACATTGTAATTAGCCATTTAATTTAGCCTCCAACATCTCAACACGCGCCATTAGCCTTTCAATAATTTCTTGCTGCTTTGCTATGGCTGCGTAAGCGTCTGGAAGCATACGAGTGTAGCTAAGACCGTCGACTTCACCGTCTTTGTATTTGACCGCTTCTTTGAAGTCTTCTTCGGCTTCATCAGCAATAAAGTGGAGCTTTAACGTATTGGTCTTATCATCTTTATAGCTACCAACAGCGACACCTTTTTTACCGAGTGCAACTACTCGCCTTAATGACTCATCTATACCAACACGATGGCTAATGTTTTTGTACTTTAATGCTGAGGTTTCGGTAACTTCTACACCATAAATGTCACCTAAAGCGGTGATGTCACCCGCCGTCCATATGTTTTGGCCTAAAGCAACTTTAGGTACACCATTTTCACACCAAACGAATTGATGACCGTTGGCTAACGTTCCTTCTCCGTTACTAGGATGATAATAAGATGCGCCATACATGTTGCCAAAAGGAGAACCTATTCGTTCACCCGAAGAACCTGACGTTCTTACACCTCCGGCTGCATTTCTGTAATTGGTACCCATAGACCAAATGTGCTGAGTTTTAGCAGGGTCGTATGTTCCAAAAACACCACGATTACGGTATCCAGTTTCTACAACAATGTCGTTTCTTAAATAAAGAAGTCCGTTGATATAGTCCGTCACATCAGACCGTAAGAAGCTGCCACTACCTAAACTGTCAAAAGTGCCCGCATTTATCCCTGCCGAGCCGTTCACATCTATGGTTTTAATTATCTCTAAAGCATTACCGTCATGTAGAAAGCGTTTCCAAGCTCTATAAGTACCCGAAGCTGACCAACCTCGTGCATACCATTCGTCATGTATGAAACCGCCAGCAAGTTGAAAGCCGACATCGCTATTTCTAGCGACCATCATCGCTAAGTAGCTTTTACTTGAGGGGCCATTTGTAGGGAGGTTATTAAATCCATAAAACCCGCTTTCTCTATAAGCCGCAGCATTACAATCAGCAACTACTCGCCCAGAAGAAGCTGCCAAGTGGAAAACATTACCCGAAGTAATAGCATTGAGAGTCACATTAGATGTCAATGTTCCTCCACCAGATAAGCCCGTACCCGCATTTACGCTTCGGTTTACGTTATTAGCCGACCCCACCGTATCACCCGACATAACGGGGCTTAACCAAGGTTGCCAAACACCGTTATTTCTACCCCTAACCGCTATACGCCCTGTTCTGTAATCGCCTATTATTTGGTGTCTCCATAACGTACTGTAAGAATTGGCATACAATGCACCATCACTTAAACTAGTAGTGCCGACAATAGCCCCAGAAGGTATACCTTGCGTGTATCCAACCATACTTGATATAGTTTCTAACCCAAGACTTGCAGTTGATGCTCCTATGGTTAATACGGTTGGAGGTCTCGCATCAGTTAAGCGGGAATCAGACGTATAAACACCGTTAGTTACACTACCGGCATTACCAGATATAGAGCCTGCTATTGTGCTGCTAAAGGTTTTGACACCACTTATTGTCTGGTTTCCAGTAGTATAGACACCGCCACTGACAGACCCCGCATTCCCTGTGATATTTACTTGTGGATTGTGAGGGCTGTAAGGTGGGTAAATGGCCGTGTCTAAAGCAAGATTAGGTGTGGAATCGCTTTCGGAGATATCCCATCCCGTGTTCCAATCACCTGTGCGATAACCGCCAACAACGTCCATTACAGCAACGCCTCTGTAATTGCTACCAGCTAACCAAACGTAGGCTCTACCATCTGCATCTCTACCCATTCTCACAAACATCCCGTTTGCATTGGTGGAGCAGAGCATAGTTGCTTTAGGCGAGTACCAGTTATTGGGAGCATCGGAGTACAAATATCCGCTAAACACTACATCATAGTGTTGATAACCTTGATAAACACGAACTGTAAACGCCACCATTTTGCTTGAGTCAGTATTAAAAGGGAGGCGTATCTTTGTACCGACATTACCGCTTGCGCTTGTTAAATAATAAGCAGCGATAGGTGTACCATTTGCTTTATTACTTTTTAAGAAATCAGTCGAATCTAAGTTGTCTAATTTGGCAGCGTTACTCGCAGTAGAATTTATTCCTAAGTATCTAAGGCTTAATGCCTGATTGCCTTCGTAAAGAGTGTTGAAATAACCAGACAAGAAATTCCACGAAGCCGAACCTATATTACTAGCCCCTCCTGAATTACTTGGTAGCAATCCTGTGGAGGGGGTTCTTACCCATCCTGAGCCATTGCCTGCCTTGCTTTGTATTTGACGATAATCGGTAGTGTCGTCAAAGAGATCAGACGCTTGATATCCGTCTAGCAAGTCAGCATCTAAGCCTGAGCCTTCTCCATCGCTTCTATCTGTCCATACTTTCGCCCACGGTCTGAATGCAGCATTACTGGCTGTGCGGTGATAAAAATTGTCACCCGTAGTGTCAAACCATAGCTGACTGAAATAGTTACCCGAATGAGTGTGTAGAGAAATTAAACCATTAGCATTGTCAACCTGTGGTCCTCGATTGCTCCAACTCCCTGTTGAGCCGACTGCTATCTTAGAACCGGCAGCAAAACTATTTACGTCAAGGTTTCCGGCAACAACTTCATCAAGATAGCTGTGGCTATGCGACTTGGCTGCAAGATAAAGCGACAAATCAATTTCGTTAGTTGTATTGTGGACATGCCCCTTGCCGTCCGTTGCGATATAGTTAACAACTTTCAGACTCGTGCCACCACCGCCTTTTATTCGAGTGACCGCTTGTGGGTCTGCGTGATTGAGATCGATAGTTTCATTGGCGATCTGATTTAGCGTGAAGTTGCCACCTCCGCTTAAACCTGAGCCCATCTGCAACGTGATTTGAGCGTTGTTAGCTTCTGCTGAGCTAGTTGCTCCACCCGTAGCCTCTTCGCTTACTGAGAGCGTTCCAGTTACGGAATTGGTGTAGGCTGAGCCAACAGAAGAGACCACCAATTGATAGTCATATTCTTCCGCCGCTTGGTTCTCAATAACCGTTATCGTTTCTGTTTGTGATAGTGTGTTGTACTTCGTGCTTGAGGTGTACTCCAATATCATCGGTGTGGTTGTGTTTGGAACATCCACCCAACCAGACGCACTAGAGGAAAGCTTTCTTTGTATCTTTAAAGTGGCAGAACGATCAGCCAGTGAGGGCGCCGTAGCTCCAGCTCCACTGAAATATCTAACCGTGGCTGAAATCGTGGTCGGATTGTTGCCATGAACAAAGTTGCTAACTAGGGCTGTTGACCCGTTGTTCGGGTAAGTGAAGCTGATTGGTGAATCTAGCACACCGCCACTTGCCGCCACTGGGACGCCTAACGTCGCACGCAGAAAGTCAACTACCCCTTGAGTTAGTGACTCAGCTTTAATGCTGCTAGGGTTGATTATGCCGCCGTCAAATATCCCGCTACCCTGCTTAACCGCGAAAATAATATTATTGTTCTGGGTGACTTGAATAGGGTAATCATCCACCGCACTGATTTGTACTGAGGTGTCACCTTTGGTGGCCGTCACACTCTCACTAACCGTTACCGCATTTGCAAACACCTTGTTGGCGATTGCATTCCCGTTGACCAGTAGATTGCTATCAATGAAAGCCCCCACCTCTTCCCACGTTCCTGTCCAAACTTTAGTTTCTGAATAATCAGAACCATTGCTTATCGTCACCCTGTCACCAATTTGTACTGGCGCGGGGACTGCTCCGTTGGCTTTAGTTTCATCCCAAGTAGGGCCATTCCCTGTGGTATAGTAATGACCAGCGCCTCGAACGCCATCGATGCCGACCATCTTTAAATAAGATAATCCGGTTGGCGGCGTCGCTGGCTTTGTCCCTGTCCACTCGTAAAAGTTGACATAGGTTCTTGACCCGCGAGTATAACTGGCGCTTGTCCCTGTCGAATTCGTGGCGTAAATAGGAACGACACCACTGGAGGTTCCATCGGTACCTTTAAATCTAGCGTAAGTAAGCCCAGCTGGAACGGTAGTAGGGGCTGTACCTGTCCATTCGTACAGATTAATAAATTCTCTTGTGCCTTCGGTAAAGCTGGCACTCGTTCCAGTGGCATTCGTCGCATAAATCGCTTTGACGCCCTTAGCGATTCCATCCGCCCCGCGACTGATCGTTGTCGAAGACCCGTCACTGAAATTAACAACGGTATCACCATTACCATCGATGCTGCTTCCAGAAACAGTAACTGAAGTTCCGTCATCTCCTTTAAGAACGCCAACTAAAGACCAAGACCCTGCGACTTTTTCATAATGCTTGCCCGAACCAGTAACTAAATAGTTGTCGCCGTTTTTCCCTAAGGAGGCTGAAGGAGGATCCTCAACACCGTTAAACCAGTTGTCCCCGTCTCCACCGCTAAGATTACCTTCTAACGTCCACTCAGCAGCCCCAGTTTTGGTGTAAACGTCTCCGCTGTCCAAATCTAAGTACTTGGTTCTTATCTTTCCTATGTTGTTGCTAGGAGCTCCTGAGCCGGTTAGCCAATCGACACCCTCCACCGCTGGTACCCAAGTGTAAATACTGGGGTCTCCCAATTCGGGCGTCTCGTTAGTGTGGCCAGAGGAAATACCAATGTACGTTCTGGCCCCTCGGGTTACGCTAATATCTGTCCCTGTGTCTGAATTGGCGTAAACTGTCCAATCATAAAGCGTCTGTTCATCCGCCACTACGGAGGTAGTTGCCCACTCTCCTAACCCTTCTGGTGACTTTTGACGGTACCAAATATATTGGGTTTGGCCTTTCTTAGTATTAGGTATGACCAACGTTGTGCCATCGGGCCCATCTTTTGCCAGTGACAAATCATTTATCGTGCCATGCTTGAACTGGTAAGTATCAGAAGGTCTTTCAAGCACAAAAGGAGTTGTTCTAATCACACCATTATCAATGTCTACCTTTGGCGCTTGTCCGTTTGTAATCACATTGTTGTTATTGCGAAAAATAACGTAAGCCGTTCGACTGTAGTTTTGATTGATATCAAAACCTTGAACGCTTACTCGATAGCCTGAACCATCGGAAAAGGTAGGCAGCGAAAACGTATTCTCATAAAGTGTTCTTGTCGATAAGACGTTGTTTACATTCGTACCAAGGACATTAACGATATACCCATGGTGCGTGTCATCCCAATCAAACTTGTAGCGGTCTATGTCTGAATTTACCAAAGCCACACGAAGATTTAGAATATCCCCATTGGCCACGCCGATTGGGTACGCTATCTCATCTTCTTCAAGAACAGGAAATCTGCCGCCAAACGCATCTCTTAAATGCCCGTAAACTGTTAAGCTCGTTGGAACATAGTCAACCTCGCCCATGAACTGCTTGAATTCACCGCTGCTGTAATTGAATCGACCGTCCTCGCTTTCTGCCTCAAGTATTAATCTGGGGGAAAGTGGGTCAGTGGTATCAAAAACACGGATGTGGCCAACAAGCTGCGGGTCTTCTTTTAACAGATTAACAACGCGACTCGTTTCATAAGTGAAAGGCAAACTCAAAGACACACTGAAAACGTACTTGCTTAAGTTTCCTAAAGTAACAATGCTCAACCCAGCATCAATAAAGTCTTGTATCCCAATTCTTGAGACATACCATTCAATTCTGACAGGAGACGTCACGCTGTCGCCAGCTCGGGTTCTAACCAGAATAACAACCTGTCCTAAACCCACGTTGTCTATTTCAACGTAGTTAGTTGAGGTCAAAATCTTTTGGTTACCCGCGTTTTGTTCGTGACTCTGGATTTCAACTTCGTAGGTGGTTCCTAAGCGTTTTTGTGTCTGCTCATCCCAGCTAACAACTAAGTTGTATTTCACGCCCGTATCAGTTTCTAAGGCTTCTTGTTTACTAACCTGAAGGCCTGTGACTTTCTGCAGAATGCCCTCATTCAAAAACGAATACTGAGGTACCGGCGTGTTCTCCATCAAATCAGCATCGCTGTGTTTGTTTGGATTTACCTCGGTCGCTGTAATTTGGTAGGCGTTGGCCACCTCTCCAGATTCTTCGATGTTGGCAATACGGTAGAGTTTAGGTAAGCCCACGCTTGACGTCGGCGTGCTTTCACTATTCTTGATATAAACGACCGGATACTCAGCAATCTCAGTTGGTGCGGGGAAAGAAACTACGCCCTGAACAGTTCTCCACGGATTGGGCCCAAAGTTAATTAGTTCAGCATTAACCCCATTAGCAACGTCCACCCATACCCTAGGGGTGGTTCCATCCGTATTGCGGTAATCGTGCAGAATTTCAGTCGTAGTGTTGTCGGTAATCGTGAAGGATTTTAGGTCGCCTTTGAACGGACGAGCATAACCATTCAAGTCATCCCCAATGAAAAGGAACTTTAAATTTGCTAAGACATCGCTGCCCGACTCAGTAGCACTGTCTACAAAAGTCCCATCTTCTAAATAGACGCTTATGCTTACTTGCAAACCGGATTGAATAGTTAACTCAATCTTGTAAACGGTATCCACGGAGAGTCCTAGTATCCCACTATTTCTAAACCCTACCCCAGAGGTTCCTCTTCTTACAAAGAAGACTAACCCTTGAGGGTCGTCATACCAGACAACTAAATCCGTTTCATTGAATGCTGCTTTGCTTTGAAACAAGCCGTAGTCTTTATTAAGCAAGGCGGCAAAAGAGCCCACCCAAGTAAACGTAGTATCGGTCAGCGGGATATCGACCACAGGCAAACTTAAGCGGTCATTGCTGCCATCAAATCTCAGCGGAGTGAGAGCTTGAGTTGCTCCGACCGTTAACTCCGTAATCGGTACCATTTCATCTTGAATACCAATCGTTGTCTGGAACTCATAATCTTGATCAAAGCCCTGCAGCGTGACGTCATACGTTCCCGCTTGAGCAAAGTAAAGTGGGTCTCTAACGCGTATCACACCATTAGAAAGCTCAACGCTGCGGCCTGACAAAGCATTCCCCATGTCAGGGTCAACAACGGCAATAACATCGAAAACCTCCATGTAATAACCAAGCATAGGCAGGGTGAACGAAATCGTTTTTATTTCTGTTTGCGCTGTACGCATATACAAGAAACGTTTTCTATCAGCCTCCCACGCAGAAGTTGTCCCCACTGCATCGAACTCAAATCGATTGTAGCCATGCTTGGCTATCGACTCTTCATCTCGAATTTCAGACAAGACTTGAGGTTGATACTTGTTTTCTTTATCAATGTACTTGGCAGTTACCGCATTGTGTCTGCCTGTGATGTCGGAGAAAGTATAAGAGAAAGGTGTCCCGCCCTCAGGAGAAATACACATTTCAGGCATTATTGTGATGGTTGGTAACGCTGGCATATCTGAATAGATTTGAATTTCGCCGTCGTCATTATCCACGGCAATACTGAATGCTGAGGCAAGTATCTGGTTAATAACCCCCATGCCGCTTTGAGACTCAGTGACGATGGCGTTATACGTATATCTAGCCGCACCCTCAATATTTAAAATCGGGTCGTATAAATCTTTCTCTCCGCTGATAGGATTGTAGCCGTCAGCATACTTCGCTTTCTCATAAACGGAGAAACGATTCACACGAATTAACGGGTTGTATTTAGCGGCCCCAAAACGGATGTTAGTAATTAATTCATGTGCTATCCAGAAAGGGTTATCTGTCCACTGTTTTTCAGCTAAGAAAGTGCCATCCCAAGAAGTACTTTCATCATACGTCTTGGTTACTGGGTCATAGTTAGAGGGAACGGCACAAAGCAACCCTTTGTAGATAGCATTAATATTAGGTAGGTTCGTTAGTTGCTGCCCTAAAACCCCTGCAACATGCAGCATCGAGTTCCCTGCATGATACTCAAACCTGTCGCTGGTATAGTCAGGGTTCTCGGTCTGATAGGCGTCACCGGTAAGCTGGACTAATTCATAGGAGGCCCATGAAATTTCAGCGATCCTTTCTTCGTTAGAGTCTTCAGTGGTGACTGTGACTTTCAATTCATGCTGGGTGTTAGAGTCCCCTCTAGGCACCGTAATAACCGTGCTTTTTACAAAGCCGTTAACGGTAGTCTTGCCATCCACTTGAAGAAAGGTAGTTTTATATTCCGCCTCACCAACTTCACGATATTCTATGAACATGTTTATTCGAGAGGGCTTAGAGCCGTTATCGGTATACTCAACTAGTTGGCTAACGTAAAAGCGAAGCTCTATTTGGTCGTAACCTTCAGGAGTTTTAGACGTGACTTTGGTGACCGTGGCTTGAGAGCTAAGGCTTAGATTAACCGGCTCACTAACCGTCGCCCCTTTAAAGGCATACATGATAGGTGTCTGACCCATATCAGGGTCATCAATTGCCGTTAACTCGGTGCCTTTTTCGAAGCGGATAAAGAGTTTACTATCGCTGAAATTTGGCTTACCCGTTGTTGAATAAACTGCTGTGTCATCGATATAAATATTTTTTAATTTCTCTTCAATGGTATCGCCATCGATGCCACCGATTGGGCCTTCTGAAATGCCCAGTACAAACTCAAATGCGTCTGTGGAAAATAAACTATCTCGGGCATTACTTCCGCCCCCGCCACCACCAGAACCCTTAAAGTTCATACTTACCTCTCTCAATCATCGTCATTTAAATTTTAAGTGCTTCTAGGGGTGCAGCCAATCTTCATCGCGTGGGCCACCAACAGTTCCACCGCCACCACCCCAAGCACCAAGCCTTCCGGTGGTACCTGTTTCTGTATTTTGGTAGAGGGTTTCCCAAGTATCTCGCCCTGAATATAGCGTTGAATCCCAAAGGTTGTAAACAAACTCTTCAAAGTCCAAGTCCACACCGTCTCTGGATTCAACGTTAACGCTGATCAAGTGGCCACCAAAACGAAACTTACCGAGTATCAGCGCCTTTGGTGTTCCTGAAGCCACCGTATTTGGGTACCGCTGAGCGATTCGACTTTGCCGGTCGTCAGCTTCTTCCTCATCTGGCATCAATAAGTATTGAACGATGGCACCTATAAGGGTGGCGACCCCTGCTGCTACTAAAGCTGGGCCAACCGTAGGAAACCCAGCCATGGTTACAACGACACCAACAACAATTAGAACAACCCCGATGATAACTTGCATCTTTTGTTCACCTGAGCCAGTAAACCCTGCTTTAACTTCAGATTCACAAACTAGGTTTATTTCATCCCCAACGATGCGGCTTTTCAACGCTGCTATGTCCGCACACTCAATCACCTTGCATACAAACCGTTTAATTTGTTTAAGGGGATTAAATTTTTCATGCAGTTTCAGCATCTCGATAGCTTCTTCATAGGTTGTCGCTGCAACCTTAAGCTGACTAGGGAAGCTAGAGTCAAACCCCGTTAAGTTAATCGTTACCATGTTCAGTCACCTTTTCGATTAATAGTTGGCCATCGGTCATTCTGTAACAAACAACATGTGTCCGACAAATAATAACGTGGGTGATATTAGGCCACTGCTTGAACGAATTGTAATCAGCAAGGCTAAGATTAGCGTTCCCTGTTGGGTGTGTGTGCCAAGTGCCCGTCATTTTTTCTTGGTACTTTTTGAAGTCTTTTTCAGAGATTAAAAAGTCGAGCTTTGGATTCTCTGCCTTATTTTCTAATTCAACAATCTGTCCTCGGCCATTGATGATTCCGCATCGCTCGACATCATCTACCCAGTACTTGGCTAGGTTGCTTAGTATATTATCTTTCATTTTTAATCCGCATACGCACCATTGGTGGGAGCTGGCTTTCTAAGGTTGTAATGGTTTTACTTTCAATCCCCATCAGGACAATAGGGTGTCTCAACACTTTGGAGACGCGAAGGCGCCATTTATAACTATATTCTTCTACTTGGCTACGTTGCCCTTGAAGGTGGTGAAGTATCTTGTTGTTTCCCACATACACAGCGACGTGGTTATCACAGGGAGACTTTAAAAGATTGATCAACAATACATCTCCCTTTCTAACATGATTTGAGGAGCAACCCGTGTCCTCAAAGCCTTCTTTGGCAAAAAATTTATTAAAGAAATCGAGTTCTTTCAGCATGTACCAATTTGTTGGACGGGCGTAGTTGGTCAGTTCCAATCCAAAGCGTGCCGAGAAATAACGCTGTACCAACGTATAACAATCGTTAAAACCGGTTTGGTAGCGTTCACCGAGAAAGGGTCTAAGTTCAGCATTCATAGAACCACCGTTCCATATTCGGGCTGTTCATAGCGAGTGCCGGACAATCTAAATGCGTTCCCGTCTGAACTTTTACGCAGCTCAACGGTTAGAATATCCCTCGTTAGAGACACCACTTGACTAATAAAAAAGACTTGTTTGTCAAAGCTACCAACCTCTAATTCTAACGGGGAGACTCTAAATCGTGTGACAATAGCTCTTTCTAAGAAACCCTTGTCAACGTAAAAAGAATACTGCCCGTCCATATTTGGAAGGTTTAATTTTGGACGACTCAATTCACCATCTGAACTATAGGTGTTGCCAACAATCTGAAACGGGGTATTGCTCCATGTATTCCCTCGCCAAATTCGGGTACCAGCATCGGTTAATCGAAAAGCAAAAGGATTACCCTGAGCGTCTTCCATCACAATTTCAATAAAGGTGATTGGTTCGTGCGGGTTCAAAGATTGAACCTCACGTTTTAAGAGAGGGGAAGGATTTTTCATCGTCAGTTTCCAAGTTTTAAGTATCTAGTATACGTAAAAATCAAAGAAATTGAAGATATTCCGAAGCCAGAAATAAAGAACCCCGCAGCTAAGGCGGGGTTGACGTGGAAATTGACGATGATTGAGTAAGTAAACTTACTAATCGAGGTCTATATTAACGACTTTTTTATTTTCGTCAATAGCTTTTATTAATATTTATTATATTAGGTTACTTTTTGTTCTTTTAAACTCGTTGAGATGTTTAAAACCGCCCCATCTCCTCCAGTAACTCCGGTTGGAATTTCTAAAGGGGCACTGAATTTAACCACCACATCCCCGTGTTGTGGATGTGGATAGACAAAAGCAGTGTGGGTTTCATGCTCTTCGTAGAACGCTTCGAGAGCAGCCATGCTGATTTGTTGCTCTCGCAGACTCAGCACGGCAAACGGATCAAAGTATTTCATCGCTGAGAAAGAAAGTTGAAACGTTCTTGCTGCAGGGGTATTTGGTTTAATTGTGTAGTCCCAGTTTCCCCCGAGGGTCATTTTATTTCCTCTGTCTGGGTAACGAGTCGCCGCCTTATGATAAGGGAAATTAAATACTTTAAGTGCCATGTTAAATCCTATTCATGCTAATGGAACGAACCAGCTTTTTGATGGTGCCGTTTCTATTTATATTGTCGCTGACAACCGTAACTATGTCGTTCTCGGTTAACCCTTCTGGTTTTTGGTCAGGGGTTACAACCCAGACGTTGACCGTTTTATCTTGACCGGATGACGGCTTAGTATCCATGCCGACACTGGCCAGCTTAGCTTCACTCGATTGAATCGATGAGGGGTCAGCTGAGTTCAATGCTCTCACTGTATCTAAGCCTAAGGCTTGTACAGCACGACGGCGCATAACAAATTCGCCTTTAGCTACTTTGGCATAGGTAGAATCCCGAGACGTTGACCCTGAAGTTATCTCTCCACCCTTATAGTAAGACCCAGCAATCATCTCCCCTCCGGTATAGGCTGTCATGTCCGACCCAAAGTTCATGGTAGACGCCCCATCCCCAACCGTATCGCCCGTGCCCCCTAGTAAAGTCATTCCCAAGTTAACCAACAACTGGATTGCTTTTTTAAAGGCTGCATTCGCCGCTATTCTGAGAACTTCCGTTAATAACCCAGCCATCAGATTCTTAATTGCTCTATGGCCACTCTCTGCGCCCGTAACAATAGATACAAAGGTATCTGAGAAGGTCTCCCCCAATCCCTTACCCATCTCGGTTAAGTTCATTACAGAGTCAACCAGAGGATCAAAACCAGTGTAGTACGCTTGCAGGTCTCCAAGTACAGAGTTTGCCCCGTTTTCTGCAATTTCACCGTACCCCATGCCGCTCCGACTTAAATTAGTCGTGTCCTCAGTGGCATTGTCTGTGGGGTTGTATCCCTTACCATATAGACGAGCGCCTACCTGCTGCTCACGCGTACTGTTGAAGTTAGACTCAACCAGCTGCTGTTCTAGTAGCTTAAGACTATCTTTTAATTCACCAACACCACGCCCAGCATCCCGTGATTTAGTTTCCAGCTTATCCATCTCAAGACTAACTTCACTCACCTTTTCAGCTGCGTCCTGTGAGGCTTTACGTAACTTATTCTTAGCCTCCCCATCAACAACGTTCTCGTCAGTAAGGATTTTATCGGCTTGAGCTTTTAGCTCATTCAGACTATCAATTTTGTCTAGCAAGATTTGTCGTTCAGCGGCCAGCTGCTCTTCAGTTAGTTGAGCGATTGTCTGTTGAAGTTGTTGTGCTTTTTCAAACGCAGCTACCCGAGTTTCATATTCATAGCCTGAACCCGCTTTAGCAATCTCGGTGCTTTGGTCAAACTGGTACTTGGTCTCATCGATATCACGACCAATAGATTCGACGCCACGCTTACCAATCGTTTCTTGCTGGTCTATTTTGGAATTAGCTTCAGTGATGAAATCGCCCAGCAACTTTTTCAAGTCTCTGTCCGTCAGCTTAGTTTCACCATCAGGAATACCCTGACCCGCACGAAGGGATTTACTCACTTCGATTAGGTTGAAGGTTCTGTCCTGACTTTCTGCTAATTTAGCACGTCGTGATTCATTGACCTGCAGCTCAGTGATTTCTCTCTGGCGGATGGTGGCATCGTCACCCCCGTTAAGGTCTTTATTAAACTTAACCTCGTTGGTGGTCAATGTTTCTAAAGAAGCGTAAAGGGTATTCAACTTAGCTTCTAATGCTTCCGACCTTTCTAAATTTTGCTCGTTACTAAACAACGGTGTTAACTCTTCAATCGTTGCTTGGATAGAAGCTCTCTGGTCTGCCGTTTGTTGTGCAAAAGGGCCAGCGGCTAACTGAGCAGCTGATTTAACAGTGCGCTTGGCGTTGGATATTGAGGTTCCATACTCCTCGTAATAACCCTCTTTGTTTAGGGTAGCCTCAAGCTGAGTTTTATCAATTCCGCTGGCAAGAAGTACCTCTTTTATTAGTGCTCTGTTTTCTTCGAGATTAATAACCTCTTGCTCATACAGTTTCTTAGTGTCTTCATACGCTTGAATATAATCCGTGCCCGTAAGTGTAGACTTTTCACCTTTAGGGGTAACTAATCGGTCGCTTATATCTTTACTCCCCACACGGAACGCATTCCCTTCACTCGCAATAGCTCTCCCAGCATCAGTTACCAGCCCTGTTATCTGGTCTCTTTTCGTTCTATTTTCTTCAGAGTTTTCTTGAAAGCTAGACTCAGCAATCGTTAGTGCATTTACTTTTTGAGCAAAGTCCGATAAGCCTTTTTCCACCTCGGCAATCGTTTTTATACCAAACGCACGCCCCTCTTTGTTGAGACCAAAGTATTTTGTAATCGTGTCTTCGTAGTCAGAAACGTTATTCTCTTTAAAATTAACAAACTGAGCTTGCATTTCTTTTACTAGTTCTAGCGCACTCCTAAGCCCCTCAAGACTGGTATCACTACCACTTTCAAAATTTCTTACCAGCGTTAAGGCTTCGTCACGTTTCGCATTAAATCCTTCAAAAGAGCTTCCTTTATTTCTGCTCTCTTGGGTTAGAAATCTTTCAACGCGAGGCATTTGTCTAATATCGTTAAACCCTAAATTTTCATTGGATGTGTTGTTTAGAATACGACTACTTGAATCCCTCAATTCAGGATTTGCAAGTATATCCTCTTTCATATCCTTAATATTTTCTTGCAACTTAGAGCGACTTTCACTTTCTAAGAAAAAACGAGCGTCCTTTGTTTGTTCTTCAAACTCAATCATCTTTGCAATAAGTTCGTCGTAGCTCTTAACGTTTTTACCAATGAACAACCCCTGCTGCTTAAAGTCAGAGTTTAAGTTCTGAATGGTTTGACGCAGCTCTTTAGGATCAGAAAGTCTATCTTGTTTGAAAATCAATTCCGAGATGGAGTTGCTAAGTTTATCCACACGCTTATTATAGGACTCAACTTCAGACTCAGCCTTATTATATCCCGCTGTAGAAACATCTAGGTTATTCTCTTTTGGGCCACGTTTTGACGAAGAATATGCTGCCACACCCCCCGCAACCGAAAGTGCTGTAGCTGCCCAACCAATTGGGCTTGCCAATCCAAGTATTCTAAAAACTACCGCCATTATTGAAGAAATAGCTGTAGTCGAGGCTACTGCCGCCCCTCCTCTCGCTGCTACGGCAGTTCCTCCAGCGGCAACTGTCCCAGCACCTTTAAAGAAACCTGCAGCAGCACGTAAAGCCCCACCTCCGCCAACCAAGAACCCGAGTAAACGAATGACGCTGGCAATCCCTTTAATCCCTAAAAAAGTAATGACAGCCGTCCCCAGACCTTGTAACGCTGGCCCCATATTACGTATACCTGTCAATGCGTCTGCAGTCACTTCAACTAGTTTTGCAAACACCTTCAGCATAGGTTCAAACGCTTCAAAGGCGATTGAGTTGGCCACGGAGCCAAGCCTTGCTAGTTGGTTCGCAAGGGCACCCATTTGAACCCCGTTAGCTCTTGCCGCTGACCCCCCAAGTTCCATCTTAGTTTGCAGCTCATCAGCAACTTTAATATTACCTACGAACGCTTGGAAAGCAGACGCCGCTCGAACCTGCATTGATTCGATTGCATCCCGAGAGGTAAAGCCAGCATTAGCCAGCGTTTTTAATACGGGGATTAGTCCTCGGGTAGAGATATCTAAATCATCCATCCCGATACCAAGGCCTCGAACAATACTAACAAATTGTTCTGACGGTTTACGCAGGGCAATGATTATCTGACGAAGACCGGTACCCAAGGTTGAGCCTGAACGAATACCGGCGTTGGCCATGGCGCCAAGTGCGGCCACAACTTCTTCAAATCGAACGTTAGATTGTGCAGCCAAGTTACCTGAGTACTGGAGGCCTAAGCTTAGTTTATCCAAGTTCAGCTTTGAGCTGTTGACAGCAGTGGTCATCTTGTCGGTGATGTCAGTCATTTCCGAGGCGTCTTTCTTAAATACCCCGAGCGTTGACGTTGCTAGGTCAACCGCACTTTTTAGGTCAGAGCCAACCGCTGTTGCGAATAAGGTTACGCCTTGTATTGAATCCTGAATCTCTTTAGACCCGAAACCAGCTTGTCCCAAAATAACCGCAGCGTCAGCAACTTCGAGCGCAGTAAATTTAGTTTCTTCAGACACGTCGATAAGATTTGTCTTCAGCTCATTCATCTCAGTGTTCGTCAATGCGACGATACTTTGTAGCTGCTTGAACTGTTTATCTAAATCATTGCTGAAGGTCGCTGCTGAGGTAACCGCGCCAACACCCGCACCCATGACCGCATAGTTTCTAAGCAAGGCGGCTTGCTGTTTAAACAGCCCCGCCCCGCCGTCAAAGTTTCGATTCACTGTCCTTTGCTTATCACTCTCGATAGCGTTACTTCGGCGTTGGGCATCTGTAATCGGCGCTTTCTTATTTCGCGTGGTACTGCGGTCACTCATTTCTTGCTGAGCGGCTTTTAGCGCACGGGTAAAATCAGCTAAGGCGGCACTAGCTCTTTTCTGTTCAGCTTCACTACGTTTATTGTCGATAGCAAAAGAATTAGCCTTGTTAGCCCCAGCCACCAAAAGCTTTTGACTTGCGATTTGGTCTTTGAGTTGAGAGTCAGTAAGACCCCCGAGCTTGGATTGTTTAATCGGGTCAAAACGTTGAACCGCTGGATTTAACTTAAACTGCCTGTTTACGAACTCATCAAAGTTGCCGTTCTTTACTTTGGCTCGGTTATTCTGCGCGGTGGTCTGCGTGCGGCGTTTATTTTCATCGGTTAATGCTTTGAGCTGCGCCGTGTTTTCCGTAATCGCTTTTCGAGCATCAGCTTCTAAACGGCTGTCACCATTCTTTCGAGCAAAGTTCAATGCTTCGTAGGACGCGCCTTTTCTCAGGTTAGCATTTTGCAAACCATCCTGAAGCTCTTTATTTTTTAAGTCTCGAATTTTCGCTTCAGCAATCGCCTCTTTGCGTTTTACTTCTGGCTTATCGCCATAACGCTTGTCATAGAAAGCCTCAACGCTGCGCTGCTTTATCCTAGCTTGGTTGTTGGTCTTCTCGATACTGGTTCTAAGCTTCGTCTCTGCGCTTAGTTTCTCCAGCGCCGTCTGGTGCTGCTTTATCGCTAAGGCCGATTTATCGTAAAGGTCTCGATTATTATTTTTGTCCGCAAACTTATTCGCCGACTGAGCCCCAGACAATAGCGTGCGACGACTCGCTTGCTGTTCTTGCAGCCCTTGAAGTGTCAGCGTCTTTATTTTTTTATCTTTGATTTCTTCCTGACGGGTGACTGACGGATTTCTTTTGAACGCTTTTTTGTTGAAGTTTTCCAACTCGGCGCTCTTAACCCCAGAACTTCTTAACTGTCTTTCGTAAAGCTTACGGTCACGCAACTCATTTTGAAAACGATTCAATACGCCTTGGTTCTTTTCAAGGGTCGTCGTCGCACTTTTGATCAGGCTTTCGTCTTTCTTAGTAAGACCGGTGTTTAACGCCTTCTGAGCGCCCTTAACGGTTAAGCTTAGGGATTGGATTGATTGCTCAAGATTTTTGCCTGAGAGTGGCTTAGGATTGGCATTAGAGCGCACATCAACTCGTTGAGAGCCAACTTTTCTTTTGAACTCGTTATCAATGAAGTCTGAGGTCTTTTGACGAACCTTCTTAGCGGTGTCTTTAAACGTACCATTCAATTCAGAGAGTATGGTATTAAACGCGCTGGAGATTAATGCTTTCTGAGCCTGAGGTAATCCTTGAGACATTTCTCGGGAAGCAACCCCAAGCAACGTTTTTAGGTTAGACCTGTTTTGCTCTATTATTTTACGGCTCTGGGTAAGATCTGTTTTTGCTCCACCTGACTGCTCTTCAATATATTTATTTCGAGCAGCGGGGCTAGTAAACTTGCCTTTAGCTAATTTATTGAATGCCTGTTCAGACGCTTTAAGAGCTTCCTCAATCGCTTGCGCTTTTTGAAGAACTTCGTCCATTCTCTTTTTTGCTGCAGAGGATAAATTAATATCCAATACCGTTTGGCGGATTTTGTTCACAGACATTCGTCAATCTCCAAGTTGTTTAGCTGAATACAGCGTTTGCTAAGGCCATCGCTTCAGCGTCATTCTTTGGTTCTGGTGCGTTGGTATGTGGCTTCTCTTCACCGCCACCCATGACAGCTCCAGCGACCTTCAATAAATTTTCGTAGTTTTGTGTGAGTTCAACTGTCTTCAAACCTACTACAAGTTTGAGTTGAGTCTGAATATCACGATACGTGTTACGCCAATAAATTGAGCTGAGTTGACTTGGTACGCATTGAAAGGCAAGACATAGTTGCTCTTCTAAGTCGAGCCCCATGTACCATCCATTGAATGATCTTAGGAGTTCGCTTTCTTCAATGCTTGCGTGAGCCTTAGCTGTCTCTTTTTGTTGGAGTTCGACGTCTTTATAAAAAAATTGGTGACATGCACCTCCACCCATTCAACAAACTCGATAAAGGCATCGTCTTCAATCTCAAGGGTTTGAATGTTCAACTCCTTTGTGATTTTGCCGTGCTCATCTCGCTCCGAAAAGGCTTCAACCAATATTACTCCACGTAGCATCGGATTAGTAAATAACTCGGGTATTTGCTCAACGTTCTCAAACATATTTGTAAGCGTATTGATTAAGCCAAAGCTCATGAATACCGTACGTTCCTGACCATTCAAAATGGTAGTGTGGCGGGGTTCAACTTTCGTTGGTTCTAACATTCGTCAATTTCCTAATTGTTTAAATAAAAAAGCCTCCCAATTGGGAGGCTTTTAATAATACGTTAGAAAGCTTATTAAGCCAATGGTGCCTGAACCGTATCCATCACTAACTTACCAGACAATCCTTTAAATGGTATGTAGTTGTCATCCTGAGGAGTTACCTTCATAGGGGTAAACTCAAAAGGAATGTTGCCGAAGTTATCCGTAGTAAACGCCATAGATAGACCAGACGTGATACGGATTTTCGGGAACAAGTAAGTAACGTAAGTACCATTTGCCAACTGGCCAGTAACCTTGGCCGAGAAGTCACGGTCAACGTCAGTAGAACCAACTTCAAGAACCGTTACACCTGAAACAAGGGTACCTGCAGAAATAGCCGCCACTGAAACAGAATCGGGGATCATAACCGTCATCGTTGCCGAAGTAGCAGAACCGCCAGTGATACCTGATACAGCTGTTACTTTAGCAAGGATAACGTTTTCACCGTCGCCTGTACGTAAAGAAACATCTTGACCAACTAAGATATCTTGAACACCCGCTGCGTCTACGAAAGTTAAATCAGCGGTGCCAGAAGCAAAGGTTACGGCTCCATCAGTAACTAATGCATCACCGGTCAACTCAGTAATAGCGCCGCCTTCAAGACCTAGAGCATAAGCAATGTTAGTCACTGAATACTCGTACATCTCGAACGTTGCTCGGGTTGTTGAGCTAGTTGTTAATGTGAAAACGATGTCGTTAGTACGGCCTTGTGTTAAGTCAGTACGGTCTTTCGTCGCTTCACATGTGAAATTCTTAACGAGACCAACGCTGTGTTCGTCTGGGTTAAGGTCGTATAGTTCGTTGGTATTACCGATCATTACGGTAGCGGTTCCCAACATGAATTTATTTGAACGTGCTTCACCAGCCATCGTCAATCTCCAAATTTTAGGTTATACTCAATACCTGAAAGGAGAAACAAAAATCATGAATGCAGAACAAACATTAATTCCAGTTGCTTTTAATATCCCGTCAGGACTTGTTGAAATGGCAACCAACGCACCGTTTAATAAAAGCACTACGGCTTCAAAAATTCGGTTACTGTTAAACCACTTCTTCGAGAATAAATTGTCACCCATTGACATGTCAAATTACGAACATCTCAAGAATGACCATAACTTCACCTTACGCCTTCTCGGTAGCGAGTTGGAAAGCTTAGACACTTATTGCAAACAAACTTTATATACTAGACAACAAGCCTTGCAAATAGCTATCTGCACGGCCCTTAGTGACTTAGAAAATCTCTAAGTCACTGAGGCACTAATTACGATAGATTGAAACACACGGTCGTTTTCTCCCATCATTACTGGGGTAATAAACGTTTGACCATAGACAACCGCCTTGGCAATTAACAATCCACTTGTCGCATCAAAAATACCGACCGTCTTACTCGAACGTAATTCTTCAAAGAGAGAATCGATTAAGTCAACGAGCAGCATGTTGTTCTCATCCTGAACTGTCCCGATTGTGATCGACACCGTAAAGTTGTCCAGTCCTTGAGAATCACCTTCACTCTGATAAGTCATCTTCTCAATGCCAATTACATTGACGCTAGGCAATTGCGATTCATCTGAAATAGCATCTAAGTTCAACGCTTCGAGGTTAGTCCCTTTTAGCATGTTGAAGTTGACTGCCTTGTCGCTGCAATATCTAAGTAGCGAGGTATGCACGTTCTTGTAAGTTGCCATTAAACTACCTTATCCAAATATTCGTGAAGGTTATTATCCCCGCCTCTAAATCCTTTAGAAAGCAGCATCCCCATCATAGCGGTAATCACTGGATGGCCTTGCTTGTGCAATCCGTCGAACTTCTTAAAGTTCGTGCCATCCATTTCACCCATATTCTTTAGCATGAGGGCTATCTCATCTGTCGTAGAACTTGGGCCTTGAATAGAGTTTAATCTATCCAAAAAAATTAATTTATTTTTGGTCGCCGCGTATCCTAATTGTATTGCACTGTAGATAGACACGCTTCGGCCTCTTCCACTTTTTGGGATAGTTATTCTTCCGCTGGCGGTTCTCGTCGCGCCGGTTAGTAACTGAATATCTGCATTCTTAACCGCGTTTACCACTTCAGGTCGAACTGCCGTTGCCCAGCTTTCGTACTTCTTGGTTACCGTGTTATAGGGTCTACCATTCATCCCTCGGCGACGGTTCTCTCTAAACGTGGACTTTCCCGACGTTGCTCCCCCACTAATCCCGCCGAATTTATCATACAACTGCTTACCGACTTTTTTCGTTGTCAGGTCTCGCAAAATTTCTTCTAAGGGGTCTCTATGCTTCTGCCTAAAACGTTTTTTGTTCTGAGCGGGTATCCGCCAAAGCATTGGATTTCTTGCGCCTTCCTTTGCGGTCAATCCCCCTGTCTTAGCGTTAATCCATTTTTTAGTGAGTGGTTTTGTTCGCTTAAACCCAAAGACATTGCCTTCAAAGTTATAGGCGGAACTGTCAATTTTAACCGCTGTTATGATCTTAATCATTTGGTTAAAAATACCATCTAAGAATTCGATGGTTGCGACTTCCAACTTACCTCTTATCTGGTCTTGCGTGCCTTGTTCAAGCCCTAATAAAACGGCCTGAATTCGAGTTTGAAGGTCTCTGAAAATATCGTTCCGCTGCTTGGCCACTACTTTACCTCGATATAATAAATACCGTTCAGCTTTTGCACACCAGTAATAGACTGACCGTCAATCACATCACCCTCTTTAACTTGCTCAGCGACATAATAAACATCCCTTGAAGTCTGTAGTCCTCTGTCATCAATTAGCTTTCCAAGTTCATGCACCGCTCGGCAGGTAATCGGCTCAACCGTGAAAGAGCCTTGCTTCATTTTGGTCACAGGGTTAATGCCTGAAAAACGTTTTTCAATCGTTACGGTGGCATTCATATGAAGACCCATAAATACCCAATACTCTGGATTCTCATGGTGGGTGGCCAAAAGCAAATCATCATCTTTGCCATCGAAACTTAATATTTCTCCGGCTTCAACAGGGTACTTTTTAGGGACATAAACCAACGAACGCACGGGCATCATCGTCAGCGTGTTTTCATTTGGTTTTGTGACAGCGGCTCTAACCTTGAGATTACCTACCCGATAATTCGATAAGGTTCTCATATTAGCTACCTAGAAAGGGGTCGGTTCTTGTGACAACCGTTAGAAGTGGACTGTCGCCAACGACAAACTCTTCGGTGAAATTATTCAGCAAGCGGATATACACATTCGTCAATCTCGCTTTCATGCCCACATAATCAAATTTTGCTAATCTAGCTTGACGGATATCATCGAATTCATCACTTTTCAGTAACTTCAATTCTAGGCTGTCTAATTGCTTTAGGGCTTCGTGGTAGGTGATGAGATCATTCGCATTCTTAATATTCGAATTATTCGAAATAAACGAAATTCCCAAATCAACTGATAACTCAGCGTAAGCGCCATAAATATCGATTTCTTCATTTGGCAACTCTTTTTCAGAAGCGCCTAGAATAGTCCGCACCGAATTCTCATCGGTGTAAATCATAGGGTCTCGTTGCAATCGAATAATGTCTTTAAACGTGTGAGACTTACCATTGGATTGAAACGTAACTTTAATCGTAAAGAACTCATAAGCTGCATCAAGGGATGCGAACAGAAGCTCTCCGGCCATGACATAATAATAAGCGGGATCAAAGGAAAATACTTTTGAGTACGCCTCCACACCTTGGTCATTGTAAACGACAACAGCAACGTTACTAGCATCTGGCGTGAGAAATCGACCCTGAATTTCAAAGTCTTTTAGCTCAAGCTCGGCACCTTCTTTTAAATTTATCATTGCTGTTGTCCTTTAAATTACTTTTTAGCCACGGGCTTTTTAGCCAGTGCTTTTTCAGCTTCCGCTTTGGCTTCAGCGTCGGCAATATCTTTCGCCATCGCATCCGCTTCAGGGTCATCGCTTGCGTCGATACCAAACTTCGCTAAGAAGTTTTCAGTCGCCGTTTCAACGTCACCGTCATGGCTGGCAATGAAGTCGACAAAATCTTGGTCAGTGGCTTCGTCTTTCAACTCTGCTAAAGGCTTTAACTTACCTTCATCTACAAGTTGCTTGTACTTGTTACAGTCGGCAACTACCGCTGGACGAAAAGCCGGTACAAAGTCGTTCTCTACAAGGCAAGTAAATTTGCCTTTTACTTTTACTAGTATTTTTGACATTTTCTTTTCCCAAAGTTTAAAGGGGGCAGAAGCCCCCAATCAATTACGCCGTAAGGTCTAACAAAGTACGAGTGTCGCCGTAAACTAAACGGTAACCCATGTTCATTGTTTTGATATACGTGATTGACTGATTCTTGATAGCTGTCTCAGACTCAGACAGAACAGAACCGTTTTCGATCAACTCTTCCAAAGTATCGCCAACGCTGTAACACATTAGCTGACCCGCTGGCATTGAGCTTGAAATCTTGAAGTTAACACCTTGCAAGAAGTCTAACTGTAGGCCAACACGTGGCATACCACGGCCCTGAAGCTCTGCAGCATCAGAGTTAGTTGTCTTAGTCGGTAAGAACATTAAGAACAACTCTAACCACATGTCGTAGTTACCGATGATGGTATCTACTGGGTTACCCGCTTTAGCACGACGCGCTAGGAAGTCAGCAAGACCAACATAGTTGTCTTTAAGTGACTTAGAACCAGTGATGTCCCAATTCTTCAGCGCACTTGCTGCGAACGGAGTTGCTGCAGAATGAACACCATCACCTTCGATAAGAAGACGAGTCGCTTGAGCCACTTTGCTTAACTCTAGGTTGCGAGCAACACGGTTAGCATACGGAGTCAGTACGTCCAAAGAAACACGACGTTCAAATTCATACGAGGTACGAATCGCTGAACCGTGCTTGAAGAACTTCACACTACGATCAGAACTAGTGATAGTCTGAACTGGAATGTTCGCTAACTCAGCAATCGGGCTCGTATTCAACTGACCTTGGTCATCAAAAATCGCCTGAGTGATAACTTCGTTACCAGTAACCGTACGGGTTTGAGACACTAAACCTTCAGTTGATTCGAACTGGTCTTGCTTCGTAGACCACTGCATCATTGAGTCAATGACTTCAGGGAAAAGTGCGCGAGAGCCTGGGCGAGCACTGAAGCTATCCGCAGCTGCTTGAAGCACAATGCCTTGCTTGAAGTTGTTCTGTACTGGTAGATTCAAGTCAGCTAGTGCCGCCTCGTAACCAGACATACGCTCGTTTGCGTTCTTCAGATACTTGCCTTTGTCTTCGCCTTCAGAGGCGCGGACATCTACCGCTAAGTCCAAGTAGTCCTTTACAGAAATACCATACGACTTGGCTTTGTCGACAAGGCTAAGACCAGCACTTGAAGAGGCTTGTTTATTTTCAGAACCTATCTCGCCAAGAATCACAGCAAGAGGGGCGCGTTTTATAGTTGTTAATGATTGTAAACTCATCGTCAATCTCCTAATTTTCAGTTATCAATTATCGAAGGATAACTGAAACTATTTTGTTTGTGGTGTCAACGGCTGTTACCAACGCGTTTAGACCTGCTGGGGCGACTGCCGCTTTAACAGCACCTTCTGTCGCTGAACCTACTACACCGCCGCCAACAACTGGAGCTGTGCCCGTGTAAGTCCATTCCGCGCAGATATTCCACGAAACTGCACCTGTTTTAGTGCCATCCGCTTTACGCTCTTCATACGACTCTAGGTAACCTACAATCGCATCGCCATCACCCGCCAAGCCGACAAGAAAGTTACCTTTCATAGCAACTGGGAGACCGACTTTATCGTACCCATCGATGCTCGCGTCTAACTCGAAAGTGGCGGCAGCGGATTCGGTACGAATACCTTTATGTGTTAGTTGTCCAAAATACATAGTATTGTACTCCTACTTACTTCGTTAAAAATGCTGAATTGCGAAGAATAGTAGCCGACAACTCTGCCGTCTGTTCTTTGCCACCAGACGCTAAGATGTCAGAACCGTTTCTAGGGATTGCACCTAGTTTGATTTGAGCACTTTTCAGTACTTCAATCTGTTCTTGCATCGTTGCATCTTCTTTCAGTTCTAATCCGGCAGCAACCGCCGCAATCTTAACTTGTTCAGTTAAGTACGCTGTTACTGGTTCGAATTCCGCTTGCTTAGCTTTCGCTTCAGTAAGTTCAAGCTTAATAGCCGACTCATCTGTTGCTGCTAATTGTGTTTGTAGCTCCGTCACTTTGCCATTCAGCTCCGCTACCTTGGAATCAGAAGTCGCTAAGTTAGCCTCAACAATCTCTAATTTACTTTCCAATTTAGCTTTTTCTGCTGACAAAGAAATGGCTTTATCGCTCAATGCTGTTAAATCCATGATTACACCTTCATCTTTAGTTTTGGGGGTAGCAGAGCAAAGCAAATAAGACATTTGAACCGCTTCAGGAGACATACCCGACGCGGCCAATTGTTCATAAGACTCTTTACTCAATCGTTGCTTGGCAGTGCCAAGTATTTTCGGTTTGTTGGAAGCCCCTTTTCCAACAAGCGAAAGTTCTTTCCACTTTTCAAGACCGGTTAAACGAAGGTGCACTCCGTTCTGGCCTAACGCATGACCATTGTCACACTCACGGTAGTAAAAACTGTATTCGTTCTCAGGAGCCATATAATCAAAATCACACTCAGAACAATAAGCGTGCTTAGGTAAGGCACCCACTGAAACTTCATCGATAATGCCTAAGTCGATTTGACGAGCATGTTCGCTATCACTCTCAACATAAAATAATGCGTTTAAATCGTAATGCCCTGCTTCAGCATCAAGCACACCCGCTTTGAACGTTTTTCCGATAGGAAGTACGCTGCCGTTGTGCATAACATGAATAGGGACTGATTCGGTTTCGAGATACGTTTCCATATCTCTTAGAAAGGTCTCGGTCATTTGAGCGCCATCGTAGGCAGTCGCTGACTGAGAAATCGGACGGGTAGACGCGGCTACCGCTTCATAAGCAGAAATTAGATTAAAATCTATATCGTCATCCCCCGCTGCTTTTCTAATTGCAGCACGCAATGATTCTGTGAGTGTAAGTTTCTTAGCCATCGTCATTTTCCAAATTTTTTAACTCTTAACGAGTTTCTTTATTACTATAACTTTATCTAACCAGTAATTTCTAGTATCTCAGTTAATTAGATTTAGCTTGCTTATCTGAGGCTCTGGAAACGGAACGTCCTTGAGGGTCAGAATTAGGTGAAACTTTCTCGGCGTCAACTTCCATCTTAGCATTTGCAAAACCGGTGCCTGAAAGCTCTGGAGAAGCATCTGGTCGAATTCTTCGGTACATTGCTAAGTGATAGTCGTCATCACTAATTAAACCGTCACTGAGGTCTGTACGGAGCCGCTGGGATTTTAAATTTAATTGCGCTTCAAGTTCTAACTCAGAGCGTAAATCAATATTCGGGAAAGTTAAAATAACGCGGCTCTCACTGCCTTGTAATCTCAGCGCCATTGTTAAAATTTTACTTAACACATCACCAATCGGCTCGTTCAAACTATCGGCGTTCTTTGAGAACAAGTTAGCTTCAACTGTCGCGGTGTTAACCCCACTCTCACCGCGTCCCAATACCGTGGCCATGGTTCTAAGCCCAGCTTGGTTTTGTGCGTTTAGGGTTTCAATAATCTTCGAGACATCGAGGCCTGAGGCCGGATTCTTTTCATTGAGCATCGATACTTCTAACGAGTCAGTATGCACAATCGGTTGGTCTGGTCTTATCGCAGCAAACTGGGCACCAATCGCGTTACGCTGGTTGGTGATATAAGCACGAAGCTTCACAGGGTCACTCTTAATTTCAATCGGCGCATTTTCAACTAACACACTCTCGAGAACTTTAAGAGTGATTCTCGGGAAACCGGTTATTTGCAATATGCGGTATAGATCATTAATTACCTGCTGTCTTGCTGCCATCGTATTAATTGCAGAGACAAACGGAGACGAAGCGTAAGGCGTTCTGGACGGCTTTCTAAACCAGCCAATGAATAAGGTAGGGACATCAATCTTAACAGGGTCGCCGTCGCCTTGGTCTTGATAAGGCACCAACGTACCGGCTTCTTTTTCTTGCCATCTCAAACTCGATAGCTCAACCATCCTCACCGCGCTTAATTCAAGGAAGTCACCGAAGATAGCTTCAGCGGCACAACCGCCTTGTGCCAAAATCATGTAGCGCATTTCTTCGCAAAGTTCACGCAGCGTTTTCTTATGCACGAACCCTTTTGAGTAATCGCGTCGCGTTTCGAGCAATTCCACAATTTGATTTAAGATTTTATAGCCGTCTCTATCGATGGCGCCATCAGGGTCGGTAATCTTGATTAAGGGTTTCGAACTTCCAGCGGTGGTCAAGAAAGCGTTCAACGCAGCGGAAGCATCAGGGTCAGATTCAAGCAGCTGCTGAATTATCTCCTGAGAGTTCTTGGCAGCGCGTTCTGTTTGTAAATCTTGAAGGTGCTCACGATAGTCTGGGGTACCTAGAACCTCAGTTCGGTTCTCAGCGTCATAACTGCCTGTTTGCGTAACGCCCTTGGGTTTGGTGCGTGTTGGCAATAACAGTTTAAATTTTGAAATGATATTCTCAGCCATCGTCAGTTTCCAAGTTATTTGCGGTTGCTACGAATTATTTTATCGTTGCTAGGTGTCTGAGCATACCCGATTAAGGTGGACGTGCCAAAGAAATCCTGTTGCGCGGGTTGGCCCAAAACCACGGAACCCGCGCTCGGTGTGCTGAAACCGAGTGTCATATTTTTATGACCACCTAACTCAATTAAGAGCTGACGGTATTCATAAGCGGCCCACATATACCCTAGCGAGTGAAAAAAGTGGTCGTTGCCGTTGAGTTTTATCCAAATAGGCTCTTGCTCTTCTTTTTCCTCACGCACCATATCTTGAAGGTGAATCTTAATGGTTTCTTTGTACTGCGTGAAACCCCTGAATCGCATCGTCGCATTACGAACCCCATTGGCCACCTTATCCAGCATCGAAGTTCTGTTCACCGTCAAATAGTCAACCTCGCCGCCAGCGTCTTTCACTTCAGCAACCACTTTTCGGCCCCCGTAGTGAACAGGCATCAACTTTCCGTTACTGGCGGTTCGAATATCATTAACTGTCGGCGTGTAGGGATATCTATCCAAGCCCCCGTTTTGAAATTTGTATTTCTCTTCGAGGACTTTAACTATATTGGGTAAGGCGTCAGCTGTGCAGATTTGAAAGAGCACGACGTCCGCATCCTTCGGCCCTCTGATATCACCCACCGTGATATAACAAGTGGCACCGATATCCACGCCCAGAAAATACTGGCCCTCAGGAACGGGCTCGGGAATAGAATCTTGCAGTAGGACTAACTCGATTTGCTGTTCGGTCATCTTCTGATCAGCATTGGTGTAAGCATCCCCCAGCACCGTATTTTTAAAGCCCTTGATATTGTCCTTCTCCAAATATTTAAACATCTGGGTGAAGCAATAAACAGGGTCTAATCGGTGGCTCGAAAAAGTCCGCACGCGATAACCTCGATTCAACGTGCGGCTGGGAAACTTGGCAACCCATTCTCGACTGGAGTAGTCAGATAAGTCTAAAGGCTTTCGACATTTTTCACAAAAAACATAGGCCGTTTCAATTCTCACTTTGCCAGCATCCACCAACGATTCTTGCAAATTGATAAAATCATCAATATCCGGCATCCCATCGACGTGAACAAAGTCCGGTGTGAACAACGGTATTTGATGGTGATTGCATCCACCGCACTTAATCATGTATTCATGCTGGTCTGAGCGTGCAAAACCCCTATCTACCCCAAACCCTTCAAAGGTCGGTGTGCTGAAACGTTGGCTGACTCGGTGGTCGGAACCCTGAAGACGTGAGTTAAATAGCGCCAGCATCGAGGAGTCGGTCAAATCAATCTCATCGTTAAACACATAGTCGGCGTTGATTGACGTGGCATCTGCTTCTGAAGAACCGGTAACGTACATGAACGAAGAGCCAACACGCATTAAGTCCATTGACTGTTTTGTATTATCGCCTTTGTCTAACTTAAATGCTTTGTCGTAGTTCATCAAAGGCTGAATACGCGCCTTAGAAATACGTTTGAACATTCGCTCGTTAGGCATTGTGTAAATCAGTGACGTGTTCGGGGTTCTGGTTAAGATTGTCAGGGCTTTTCGGATTTGAATCTCCGTGAGACCCACTTGCGACGGTTTTATGCAGTCCAAATTAGGGTGCATGTCGTTGGCAATCTGCTCCTGAAAAGGATAGCGAGTGAAACTAAAGGGTTTCTTATTGAGTGACGTGTTTTTACACATCCATTGACCATGGGTCATATCGGCTGTGTCACGGTTATATCGGCGCGAAGCTGTGTCGCAAAAATCAGCGGTATAAGTATTTTGCACGTTTACTCTCATTCATCGTCTTGCCTAATTGTAGTCAAAAGGTATCATGGATAGCCTATACCCTATTAAACCACATTGGAATTGACGATGCACTATCCCACAATCACCCCTGAAATTTTTACGACGCTTTCTACCCTAGCCGCCATGACTAAAAGTCACCGCACTTACTTGACCTCAGACGACTGCCCTTATGATGCAAAGACGCTCATGCTGCTGGAGAAAATATTCGCGCCTGAGGAAAAAGAGGGTATTAGCCCCGAAGAAGTTTTTCTATACGATTTAGAATCCATCGATTTATCTCAGGAGACGTTAACCCTATACAACGAGATGCGAAGCTTTAAGAAAACGCTAAGTGCCGAAGACACCACCGAAAAGATGGGTACTTTTCGAGTCATGGTTACTCTCATGGAAAAGATTCTGGTTATCCAAGAACGTTCCAGCGGGGTGGTCAACTTCAAAGCCTTCAAAGAGCTTATGCTGGACTCGATGGACAGATATCTAAGCCCGACACAAAAGACCGAGTTCATCGATTCAGTGCAAGAAACATTACAGACGGAGGGCTAAGCCGTGTACTTACATTTAGTCGACATGAGCCCTATTCCGCTGATACCTATTTACAAAACATCACGGTTGCCAGCCATCAAAAGAGACAGCTTTTCAAAGGCCCACATGCCATCCGTAATCGAGGTCTGGAAAAACCAGCACGGGGATAAAGACGCGGCAGTGTTGCTAAAACCGCCGTTGGCCCTGTTAGAGTTCTTATCTCCTCAAACCGTGGAGATACCAAACGCTGTGGCTGTCGACTGGGGTCAAAATCCCCTCCTCTTAGTGAACACAGACCATCCGTCAGCGAAATTTAATGATCATGACGTTATCTTGCATACGAATACCTATTTTCCAATCACCTCAGCGTCGTATATCCCAAACCCGCAAGGTATTCTCCCGACCGACTTAACCGCGTTAGGTCATGCGTCCGAACTGCAGGAAAAAGAAACCTCAAAGGCCATGTTCAGCGCCCAGCTGCAATCATTGACTGTCGAATTCGCCCTCGACTTAACCCTAAATCACACTAATCAACCGACATTGCTGCAGGTCATTAACGAATTAGAAGTCATTCTGGAGGAGAAAAACGCCCCATCCTTGCTGGATTCAACCCTAAGAATGCTCTACCAGACGATTCAGTATTTCTGCGTCAAATACAAGCTGCAGCTACATCCAACCTTCGATAAGGGCATAAACACCGGTTTTAGAGATAAATACCATATATCCGTTAATTTCAGCCTAAAACAGCGTAATTACGATGATTTACGAGCGTTTATCTATGAAAAACTATCAGAAGGGCTAGAAAGTGAAGGTAAAATGGTCGAAAACTGTCAGCTAATAATAGAGCAAATGGCCCTATCTACTGCCATAAACAAGGTCGCATTAGACCAATTAAAGCGTTTTGTGAGTAAACAGTCAGGCCTGTCCCTGAACATGAGCAAGATGGAAAGCCAGCGACTGCAATTACAGCGCGAAGCCCTCGGCACCGATACCGTGGCCAACATCAGCACTCGAGCGTTAGAAATTCTGCAGCTGCAGGGAAATTATAAGTTTGATTCAGACCATGCTTACCAACCGGCCCTATATTATTACAACGGCGTGTGCTGGGAAGTCTTCGCCGACTATAAACTCATCCGACTGCTGCAGTTATACTTCCCGTGCGAGTTCACCCTAAGAAACGCGACGGCGCTGAATACTATTATCAGCACCATTAAAGACGCCTTAACCTCGCCAATTAAAATACTCAATCAGAAGGGCATGAACTTCGCCAACGGCATTCTGGATATCAACCAGCAGCTAAAAGCGCATAACCCCGACTTAGGCATGGACTATTATTTTCCGTTCGAGTACCAAAATTTCCCACCTCCCCCAGAACAATTCCTCGCCTTCCTCAACGAGTGCTTTGGCCAGCACCCAGAAGAAGAACGCATCGTAATAATCCAAACCCTGAGGCAAGCGTTCGCAGCCACCCTATTCAATCAGGCCCACAACTTACAACAGGCCTTCTTGCTTTACGGGAGTTCGAACTCAGGCAAAACCCAGCTACTCAGAATATTGAGTCACCTCATCCCAAAACAAAAGCAAGTCTCCTTGCCCCCGAACAAGTGGAGTGACACCGACAGCCTGTTCAGTTTGAATTCGGTTTTGCTCAACGTCTGCGGGGAATTGTCAGAAAGCGCCTCAGTCAACTCACAAAGATTCAAAGAGATTGTGGATGGTTCCACAATTACGGTGGCCAAGAAAACCACCTCCCGAGATATCAAGCCTCAGTGCGCTCATTGGTTCGCCAGTAACCATCTCCCGCTTACCAAAGATTTCTCTGAAGGATTTACCCGACGCTGGTTGATTTTCCATTTCAACAACCCGACGACAAAACCCGTGCTCGAGCTAGGCCGAAAAATTGCCGAGCAAGAGGGAGAAAAAATAATCAACTGGGCGGCGTCGGCTTTGCCAGAGTCTGAATATAAAATCCCGAACTCACATTTAGAGATACAGCGCGAAATGGCCATGGTGAATAATAACGTGATTTATTACTTTTACCGGTCAGGCGCAGTCACGGTCAACAATCTCAATGCGCTTAAATCATTGCCAAAAGAAGAGCTGAGCGCGGAGATTAATAAGCTTCGCTGCACCGACAGTTTAAAGCTGTATCAGCATTATGCTTATATTTGCAGTAAACACGGGAAGCGCGAAGTTCCTGAGGTGGAGTTTCACAAACGCACCCGTGAGCTGGCTTCACAGCTAGGGTTTCTTGTGGTTAGCGGGGCGGATTACAACGGGAACTATCAGCTGCGGTATTACGGAATAAAGTGCGGTTAGTCGTGAGCAGATACAAAAAAACCACCCTAAGGTGGTTTTTTTTAGCCTACTAAAACTCTAGGGAATTCTAGGGGCTAAGCGAGACAGCTTCGGGAATAAAGTTAAAGCCTACCGCGCATACTGCTTTGGTAAAATTTACTATCTCAATATCATCGTCATTTTCCAGCGTCATACCGTTTACTAAAATCATACTGCGATTCCTTGTGCGGTACTACATTTAGCTGAGCAGATTAAGGCTCACTAAACGAACTTGCGATTTGCAAGAGGCTGGATATTACATAATTATGACAAAAAATTAAATATAAAAATCGTTTAAGTTGTGTTTTACCTTCAATCTGGTCACGTAAATGTTTCTAAATATTTCTGTTGTTTATTTAATCATCTAATCGTAAGAATAACGTTTAACTTTTTTCTGGCGGGGGTTTCTAGTCTGTTCTTTGAAGGTAGTGGATGTAGCCTATCGCCGAAATCTCAAAAATTTTTCAGGGAGAGTGAGGTGGCCCCCCTCTCATATCACTAAAATACTAGACAGAAAAACTACCCCCCCTTTATAGTAGTTTCACGTTGCAACCCAGCAACGCCGCAAACAGCGGACAACTTAAACCAAACAAGGGGGCATATGCCCCTACAAGGAATTGACGAAATGACTACTACTACTAAGGCAGCACCAAAAACACGTAAAGCATCTACTACTAAAACAGCACCTAAAAAAGCACCAGTAAAGACCGCGCCTGAAGCCGTTGAACCAAAAGCAATTAAGGCATTGAACTTGCCTGAACTATTAGGCGCATCAATTATGCAAGGTCTACAGTCTGAAGCGGGCAAGGTGGTTAGTGCTTTACTTATCGCTATGCAACACAAGGGCACGCCAACGGAAGCCAACGTTGCACAAACTGGTTTCGGTATCGACTTAACAGGCAAGGCTTTAAAAGAGCACGCACAATATAACCGAATGAAAGGTTTTAGACGTCACTATGTGGTTCCATTCGCGGCGGTTCTTAAACAGCTACCCGACCAATTGACCATGTTAATTGAGACGTTAGAAACTCCAACGCCGGAAGCCGTTATTGAACAGCTTAGCCTTTACTCATTCGGTGTAAACGGTATGCCTGAATCAAAGCAAGAATGGATCGAGTTTTGCGATGGTTTTGCCAAGACGGATGCGGACAAAGTGAAGCAAACCGCCCCAAGTAAGCAAGCGCCAAAGGTAACAGTAGGCAAGCCACAAAAGGACAAAAAACATTCTTCAGCTGGTGGACGTGAAAAAGGCCAACAAAATACAGGCAGTACAGCGGCCCAAGTTGAGGCCAACGAAAGTGCGGGTAAATCTGAAGTTGAAAAAGAGACGCTTCAGCAGAGCACCGATAAAACGCGTGCTTTAACCAATGATTTTGGCCGCCGTATGGGTGAACTTAAACTGGACAGCGCAACATTGCTCAAGGTTATGGCCGCCTTCAAAGACACAATAGCAGCCATCGCTTAAGCCATAAACGGGGGCACGTGCCCCCATTATCCAACGAAAAACACCTGTTTTTGGTATGTATTCAGATACGTATCAAAAACGTGTTTTTTTCGCGCAAGCGAATAACAAAAAACTTCTACAGCCCACAGCCCACGCCGTACGCCGTTATATGTAGGTAGTGATAATTGACCGCGAGCTTCATAAATCGGGGTGTGTACGATTGAAAATAATCGCCACGTTTTTGCAGGTGGTTTTTAGGGGTTATTTCACTGTGTTTATAGCCAGTAGTTTGTCCCACTAAGAATACAAGTTAGGTCAGCCGTGGGCTGTAGACGTGTTTTTGTTTTTAGGCGGGGTTTTTAGGCGTTGGTTTTAGGTTTTTTAGCATTCTAGGCATTTATTTTTGCTTATTTTGAGGTTTTTTCGCTAAGTGGTTGACGTAAAAGAAAAAATTGCAGGCCGTTTTTTGCCCTACGCCTTCAGCCGAAGTCGCCGCCGATAGCCTAAATTAATCGTTTTACCCTAAAAAATATACAAACTAAAAACACTATTTTAGTTTCTTAATTAATAAAACCGATTTTATTCGGCCTTATTCATTAATAAATTAGATTGGATTTCGCAAATCACTTGCGATTAAACTAGCCTCAAGTTGGGGGCACATGCCCCCTACTACATACTGGAAATTGACGATGATATACAACTTTAAAGAAAGAGCATTCGAGCTAGAATGCTTTAATCTAGCGACCTGCAAAGGTCAAACCATTCAAATTCGCGGTTTAGCTGAGCAATACAAAACCGTTCGAAACATACTGGCTGTTTACCCTCATTTGTGCGATGCCCTCTATCAACGTGGTTATAGAGTAATCGACAAACCCGAGAGTAAATTCAGAAAAATAGCCTCATCGCCGTTGGTCGACATTCCCATCGTTGCCCCTGCCCGACCGTTGCTATTTGATGCCACAAAATACGCCTTATTGGACGAAATCTTTTGGAATGTTCACGCCCTTATTCCACTGGAAGTCCAACGCCCTACGTCGCAAACAGACGGCCAACTTAACTAATGGTTTTGGCGGTTAGACAGCGATTGCGGCTTGGACTACCTAAAACACTGACTTTTGCACATGCAAAAATAATGGATTTTGGGCTAAAAACTTGCAATGCCTTCCCTTTGGATTTTAACTCTACTCTAGCCCAGTACTGGCGTTGCCTCCATAAGTTTGTCCCACTGAAAAAAGTTATTAATATACATTATGTTCTTTTAATAAATTTTTGGGTGGGACAGAACGAAAGAGCTAAAACCCTATTTTTACAATTTGGCGTAAAATTAATTTACCCACTTGAAGCTGATGATTTAATCAAGGGGGAATATGCATTGTGGGGCTGCGCCCTCATTTCGCCCAGTTTCAAGGCGTAGAGACGTAACACCTCAATGCCGTTCTGTCCGGCAGCAAATGACAGAAATTTAGTGTAACTATATGATTTACAAGGAAATTGACGATGAAAAATTACGTAAATGTGCTCGATATTCAGTTCAAAAATATGTTCGGGGAAGACCTTTTTCCTGAAGATTTGGAACTTGAGTGCGTTCTAACCGACCTGAGAGACGATTTAAGCGGATATAATTCTGACGAGGTAGCTCAGGATGGAATTCTAATTTGATGCGCTTACCGTTCGATATGAAACCCTAATTCGCGCTATAAAATGCTCACTTCAACTATTCAAATACACTTTTAGGAAAAACAATGAAAAATATAGACGTTGAAATATTACGTAAAGACCACGGCCAAAAATTCAATTCTTTGATGGATAGAGACGACTGTTATCGGCTATTGATTGACCAAACTTTGGACGGTGCTCAGTGTCAACAATTAGACACGGCGATTCGAGTTGGTTCGAAATATACGTATGAAAACCGATTTGTGCGTTTCACTTTTAACCCTACTCCAGAATTACACTAGGGGCATGTGCCCCCTTTAAGGAAATTGACGATGAACAAAAAAGAAGAATTACAAAATAACCGTGCGAAGTGGCTTGCTGCTTTGCGTTCGGGTGACTATTCACAGGATACTGGCCAGCTGCAAGGGGGTGATGGTTTTTGCTGTTTAGGTGTGGCTTGTGATGTCTTTCAAAAAGAGACAGGTTTGAAATTACCCGTAAACCAGTTGGGTTATATCGCGGGAGGGTCTTTATTTTCGTATGAAGATGAAGACCTTGGCGCAGATTTTGTTTCTCCTAGTGAAGTTCAGGAGTGGTTGGGTTTACGCCATCGAGCGGGTGAATTTGAACAGAAAGTGTTAGATGGTTTAGGCCTAATCCCTGAGTTACACAAGCATGTTCATTCACTGGTTAGTTTAAATGACACGGCTCTAATGACCTTTGAGCAGATTGCTGATGTTATTGAAGCCAACCCTGCTGGGTTATTTGAAGAATAGGGGCATGTGCCCCCTTTAAGGAAATTGACGATGAAAGATATTATACCACACCCCACGCCTGTAGAAATGAAAGCGAACCGCCAGAAATGGGTGGATGCTTTGCGTTCTGGCAAATACCAACAGACGACTAATTGCTTGAATAATGCGAGGGGCCATTGTTGCCTTGGCGTATTGGCTGAAGTTTACGAGCAAAAAACGGGTGACGAACTGCCCCGAGATAAGAGTGGTTTTATTATTGGCTCGGGTCTAATTCATACTGATATGTATGGTTGGGCCTTGCGAAACGTGGGTGTCTGGGTTGGTTTGCAGACGGACATGGGGTGTTTTTTCAATGACCAAAAAATCCCTATTATGGGGTATGACACTCAAGGTTCGCTGGCTAAATTAAACGACCAGTACCGTATTGAGTTTTCAGCGATTGCGGATGTGATTGAATCCGAACCCAAAGAATTATTTATTGAATAGGGGCATGTGCCCCCTTTAAGGAAATTGACGATGAGCAGCAAAAAATACATGAAATATATTATCCGTCGTTTGGATATGCCACCCAGCATAATCGAAATGTTTCTGGCTAATTTGAACCGTGCTTATGCCTCTGGTGATGTCTTCGTTATGGAGGTCGTTATTACTAACCTTCACGTTGAATACATAAGCTCTGGCACACAAAATCGCCGCACGTTTTTACGTGGTGATCACAGTGACACCCATCGAGGCGTTCGCCTCTATTGTTTTGATGAGGAGAAAGCTTGTGGCCTTTAAATACGAAGTTGATTACGTTGTTGCTGGAGCGACAGGCAGCAATCAATTATTTGAGACAAAAAAAGCCGCTAAAAAGTGGATAGCCGAACTCGTTCGAGCTTGGCGTGATGATATTCGTGACAATAAATCGTGGAGCGGTTGGAAGGTTGACTGTTCAATCCAAAATTCTCGCAAGCTCTATCACCCTGTTTTCGGTTGGACTGAGATGGTGACGCTACGTGATTATAAGTGAGCGTACACTAAAGTTTACAGATAGATTATTTCTGGGGGCATGTGCCCTCCAATTACTGGCCGTTTCGGTCGCCGTTTACTGAGGTTTAATTATCTCTAAGGAAAAAGACGATGTTTGATTATATAGATATGAGCGAAGCTGAGCTCAAAGAAAACTTTGATTTGAATTTTAGGTCTGAGTTTGACCCGACTGGGAAATTCACGATTGAAGTTGGCCCTCATGTGTTGAGGGGTGAAATTGAGCGGGATGTTTATCATGAGCCTGACTCTGAAGAATTGAGCATGGAAGATAATTTGTTCAAAGTCCTGAGTTTTACCGGTAACTATTCTATTGGCCATACACATGGCTATGAAAAAAATAACCGCTTTGAAATGATTGCTCAGTTAGTTTCTGAGTATGATCAAGCCGCTTATGACCGCTGGGAATCGAGTGACCAGAATCCATCTGACTATGACAAAATACTGGTTAAGTTTGATAAATATTATATCCACAAGCCAGTGTATGTTTACGAACACTCAGGCATCACCATTTCAACGCAGCCTTTCAGCTGCCAATGGGATTCGGGCACACTTGGGATTGCTATATGTGCCAAAGATGAATATATCAAAGCGTATGGCTTCCCTCGTTTAACGGCTAAACGTACCGCTGATGCCATGGCGCATTTAGATAGCCAAGTGCAATATTTTGACGACTTGATACAAGGCAACGTCTACGGCTTCACGGTTGAGCTTGATGACGTTTGTCAGGATTCTTGCTGGGGTTTTGTGGGTAATAATTCTAGTGTTCGGGGAGAATTAAAAGCCGCGTTGTTTTATTACTGGGCTGAAGTTAAATCTCGTTATGTGGTGCTCGAAAAGCACTGGGCGAAATATGAATCCTTGTGTGAGCTAGAGGATAAAGCACAGACCAGTGACGTGCCTTTGAAATTAGCTGAGTATATCAGGATGAAAGAAATCGCCGATGAAATTTATGAGGCTGAAGAGGATGCAATTCACACTCTTTTAGAGTCTCTGATGCAGCCTGAGCGATTAAAAATTGCGGTGCTAACACTGGCTCAGAATAATCAAAAAGAGGTTGCTGAGTTGCTAGTAGGGCTGGCCACGGCCAAGAAATCGCAAGCGTTGGCACAAAACACTTATTAACTAATTAAGGGGGCATGTGCCCCCGTAAGGAAAATTGACGATGAATACCATTAAAACAGTAGGATTTTTTGCGACAGAAACAACCATTAAACATATCATTCGAAAGTTTAAAAACTGGGGTGTGGTTGTTGAAAACCCACTCTATCAAGAGATTTACGTGGATATTGTTCGAATGAGAGGCACGTATATCAATAAAAATGAAACGCTTTTCGACCAGTTAATTACAGAGCTGTGTGGTCAATACCCTGACTTAGCCGACGACGTAGAATTTTTAGTGATCACTGAATAGGAAATTTGACGATGACAACAACAACTTTAAACAAAACAGAAATGGCCAAGCATGACTTGGTATTGGGACTTTATCAGGTCGGTAATTTTTTACAGCGTGCTGATGCTATCCGTTATTTAACGGGTACTGATTGCCGCCTAAGTCTAACGACTGAGGAAAAATTTTGGCTGCACGAAAAATTGCGAAATGATGCTTTTGGGTACGGCATGAAAGCCTTTCGAACCATGGAATTTTCAGACTTCTTGAGATTTGCAGGTAAATCACTGATTGAACAAGCGGATGATTATGCTGACCGCAATCAACTGGAAATTAAAAAAGGGGTTCGAAAGGTGCCGAAGACGACCTCGAATATGTTTGCGTATTTTCAGGATTGTTTTAAATCCTATGCCACATATGAAAAGGCCGCTAAGGAGATGAACCACAGCCAAAAACAAAGCTTTGATTGGCACTTTTCTGGTTTACATGATGTTGGCCAGCTGGTTTTTCATGTCAAGAATTTTATGCGAGTTCGTAACACCCTACTTACTAACACGGGCTTTCGTAGACTTGAGAAAGTGTTGTTTGAGCCGATGATGGGCGGCAATTTGGATTGGTGGCGCAAAGGCTATCCTTGCGATGTTCTAGTCTGGGATGTGCAGCACTTTGAAAGCGGCGACACGGGAAAATTGAAGTATGTGGTCAATACAAAATATTGTGCGAGTCATATCATGGAAGCGCAGACCATCGACAACCACTTGAAAGCCAGTGGAAATTCACAAGATTTTAAGGAATTTACAGCATGAATATTGGCAATATGAAACGGTTTTTAACGTATTTGGAAGCACTTCCTGAAAATTATGAACACTTCGATATGTATCAGTATTGCAATAAGCATGATGACCCTCATGACTTGCTTGCGTACCGTGGATCGGAACCGTTGGAGTGCGGGCATGTGCTTTGTTTGGCGGGGCACATGGCAATGTGTAGCGACCTCCCCGCTCCCATGGAAATGGAAGCATGGTCACGTTATTCATGTCGGGTAATGGGGTTACTTAAGATTGATAGCGGGGTGTGGACATTTTTGTTTGATTCGGCTTGGAAGACCTTCGACAACAGTTTGTCAGGGGCAATTGGGCGCTTAAAAGCGGTGATTGCTGAGCCTAACCAAGACGTTTACGGTTGCTATCATTATGATTCGGGGACTCAAAGAACGGCAATGGCTTACTGGGTTCGAGAGGGTGAGCATTTTGAATCACCCGTGTCTGATATTGATAAAGCCATTATTGAGTTAGGCGATAGCTTTTTTCATGAGCCAATCACGGTCTCGCTGATAAATGGTTCAAAGGATGAATTGCGAGATTTTGTTTCGCTTAAAAGTTTCGACATGTTTGAGGCGACTGACCCTGAAGAGCTTTGGGACACAATCATAGAAATCGCTAACAAAATGGTAAAGTTTAACAACGAGTAATTAAATCAGGGGGCATGTGCCCCCCGTAAGGAAATTGATGATGTTTGAAATAACGAAAGACCAATACGACAAAGCGATTGCTGAAAGCGAAAACTTTGAGACGCTGGAAGAAGCCCACTCCGAAGGGTTTGTGTCGGTAAATTCTCGAACGGATGGCACGATAATTTCTATTCAAGTTGATACCAAAGAATTTGAATGGGTTGAGCGTCGTAACGATATGTTATCAACGCTCTATTACGGTTCACGATAAGGAAAAATTGACGATGACTAATAAACCTAGAAAGTTTCGAGGCTTGGAATACTCGTTAAACAAGCAAGATTTTTATCATGCTTGGTTAAATACAAAAAAAGAAACTTGGGCGACCGTTGGCCCTCAAGCTAAGATTATTTTAATTGACCTGTTAGAAATGGCGGAAAGTTTCGGGGAAGAGTCCGCCAGAAAGTACCACGATGAGTTGGAGTTAATCTTGCCCAACCACTACAAAGCCGCTGAAGCAGAGGCTTACACAAAAGATTACATTTTAATTAAACTAAACTAACGAGGGGCATGTGCCCCCAAAGGAAATTGACGATGCAAACTAACTACCCAGAAATTGATTCAGCCACGTATTCAGCTGAAGACAACAAGCTACGTATTTACACTAACGACCGTATCAGCGATGAGCTGTATGGTGAGCTCAAAGAGCTAGGCTTCAAGTGGGCTCCGATGCAAAAATTTTATGGCGCCGCGTGGAATACAAAACGTGAAGACATGGCGATTGCTTTGGCCGGTTCGATTGAGCCTGAGGGCACCACGATGGCTGAGCGTGCTGAAATAAAATCCCAGCGTTTGATTGAGATGACCGAGAAGAAAATTCAGCGTGCGTCAGGGTATGCTGAAGCGGCTCAAACTATTGCGGCCAAGATGAGTCACCAGCCAATTTTGGCCGGTCATCACAGCCAACGCAAAGCGGAAAAAATGAAAGATTCTGCGGAGCGATCGGAGGCAAAAGCCAAAGAGATGGAAAGCAATATTCAGTATTGGAAGTGGAAAATCTCCGGAGTTATTCACCACGCCAACAAGAAAGCCGATGCGTACACTCGTTCGAATCGCATTAAAACTTTGCTGGCTGATTTGCGAAAGCACCAACGCAGCTTGAACGATGATGAGTTTCGTTTGAGCTTGTGGGTTCGCTTGGACAAAAAGCGGGATTCAGAAACGATTGATCAGTCTGTTAAGCAGATTTGCAATCACTATAAATATTCAGTGAATGGCAGCTGGGGCAAATTGAACGACGGTGAGTGGACGACTAGCCATGCAATTGACGTCAATTTAAAAGCGGCTCAGAAAATTGCGGATTCCAATTTTCACTATCGTTGGATTAATCATATCTTAAATCGCTTGTCGTATGAGCAAAGCTTTTTTGCTGAGACGTCAAAATTTGAAGGCCAGTTGACTGCGCCAATTCTGCAAACGTTTTGCAGAACACACGGCGCTGAGAAACCGACGGCAAAAGCCACGGAGGGGGGCAAATGGAAGGTGACAAGCGTTCAATCGCTTCCGATTCAAATTGGTGAAGGTAAAAGTTTGGAGCTGTTAGCGAGCGAATGGGTTGACCTGATGGCCTCGCTTGATTACACCGTCCCTGCTCCACCGCCAAAGAAAGCGCCAATTGTGAATCCGTGTGCTGAGTTATTCTCTCATGCTGGAGTGCGTGGCTATGGCGGCAAGCTGGAGATGATGGAAATTGTTGAGATGACCAAAGCGGACTATGCCAAGCAGCGAGGTGAAATCCGTGGCACGCGTGATTCTTACTGTGGTGAGGTTCGGGTAAAGGTTACGATCGACACCCGAGAAGCGGCTCAAAAAGAAGCATGGTACTGCCGTCCTTGGGTGGTTGTTTCGTTAACGGATTCGAAGAAACATAAAATCGAATCCATCTCGTTTGTAAAACAAGGGGAGTATGTGGCCGGTGAAGAGACTGCATAACGTTGGTGGTATGGGGGCGGCGGCTTTTCGCCGCCCTGACAAGCCGCTCTATGCGGTCAAGCCCTGCACAAAATCGATTGAGGCTGAGTTGACGTTAGATTGTGGCCCAAAAATTGAGATTGTAACGGTCGATAAAAGTACCGAGTGTCATGTGACACCTTCGGATGTTGCTCAGCGTATGGTCGAATATGTGGCGTGGGATTTTTATACTCATGAATCCTATGTGTTGGAGCCTAGTTTTGGCACAGGTCAAATTCTTCGAGAGTTGTTGAAACATGACTGGGCCAAAGTAGTCGGGGTTGAATTAAATATTCAGTTAGCCTCTCGGGTACAGCATACGCCGGATTTCAGTTATGTTGAAAAACATCAAATGGACTTTTTAGATTATCAGCCAGATATTGAGTTCACTTGTATTTGTATGAATCCCCCCTTCACTCCAGTGGTAAAGCATATGCAACATGCGTATGATTTGCTGGTCGAGGGGGGCATCATGATTGCCTTGGTTCCGACCAGTTATAACGAGGCTAAATTAAAAGGTGATTTTTCTTTTACCGAATTGGAAGTCTTACCAAACGACACGTTTGCAACCGCAAAAGTAAATACTAAAATCGTGGAGATTATAAAGAATGCGTGAAATTAACTATGAGAAATTTAAGGCGGGTGTGGTCGCTCAGGATTACTTTTTTGATTCGACTATCCATGGGATAGATTATTATTATGGCAACGATGAGATGAGTTTTATTGTTGCTGTGGATGAAGAAAGAAAACGCGGTGTGATAACCGATTTCTTTGAGATGGATGACTTCCCTGACCAAGTAATTAAAGGTAAAACTTACGTCTCAGATTACTCAATTCGCTATGATGAAAAAGCGGATAAATACGTGTGTTTCTTTGAGCATCCAGACTATGATTTGGAGATGGAAACCCACAAATAGTTATGCTACTATTTGAATCCGGTGGAGAATTCCACCGATAATTAACTAGCTCTTTTGAGCAACAAAATTGGAAATTGACGATGACAAAACCAATCTTAAATACTGTCTATGAAGACTTGCCTGAGACAGTTCAAAAAATACTCGCTGAACACAAAATTAATGATGAAGAATATGCGGATGAGATAACGCTTCGCGTTGACGTCTGCACTAATTTCAGCGTTGAATTTTGCGTGGATGTGCTTGGCGACAGTGCTACTGACTTCGAGAACAATGTTTATTGGTTCTTAGATGAATACCGCACCTTTCTGGATACCATTCTAAACGAAGCCCTCCCTGATGATGAAGACTCTGAAGAATATGCGGCTCTTGAAGAATTGATTTCGGATATTGACGATCACGGTTGCATCATTGTCGCTTGCTCTGACGCTGTTGATTACATTGTCAGCGGCTATATCGGCCACGAATATGACGCTATTACTCAAATAGATTTTGAGTATCTTGAGTATTCTGACAAGCATCCTGAAGGTGTCTGTGAGGCGGCTCATGCTTGCAATATTGTTGTGTCTGATATTTCTGAGACCTATGTCGGTGAGTTTTCAAATGAAGCCACGTTCTTTATGAACATGGCCGACCGCTATGGAGTTAACGATAACCTCGGCGAACTCAGTAATTACTTTGACTATGAAAGTTGGGGTAATGCTGAGTTGGATTCGTGGTGTGAAGACAGCAATCACTATTTTTTAACTAACTAAAATCAGGGGGCATGTGCCCCCAAAGGAATTGACGATGAAATTAACACCTACCCAAAAACGCAACATGCTTGAGCAACTCGCTGAAGACCAATTCGCTGACCGATTTAAAGAGCTCGAAGAGCAATTGAAAGCGTTAGCACGAAAAGCCGCAGTTAAATTTCGCCCGAAGAAATTTGAAAAACTACTCGGGTTTGCCCGAGCAAATGGTATTAGCAATATGCACATAAACGCCACCCAAACGCTTAACTGTTACTCGGGATGGTTTGAAGATTTCAATGGCCATAATCGCATGTACCTCACCTTTAGTGACAGCAACCTAAAGTTTGATTTTGTTATGGAACGTCATTTCAACCCCAGATTAGAGGGTGACGAGTGGGTTCCTGAAAATGGTAGACATGACTTTAATATCAACTCGGACGAAGTACTAAAAGGGTGTGAACCTGAACTATTCGGTATTAGAACCGCTTGGAATGCACTTTATGTTGAGTTATCCACGCTGATGAAAGACGCTGAAAAAGTCCTATGGTCAATCAACACAGACAAGCAGCTGCGAGAAATCACCAAAGTGTTTGACCCGTTTATGCCCTCTAACGGCATGGCGCTAATGACCCAGACGGATAAGAAAGCGGTCGCCTCCCTAAACAAGCTGAAAACGCCGAAGCGCAAGGAGAAGGCCGATGCGTAAAAAAGGCGAAGCTAAATGGGGCTACCCAATGGTAGCCGAAAGAATGCTTGCTAGTGGCGAATTTTGGACAGCTAGAAGAGTCGCTGAGACTTATGGTTGCAGCACTCCCCGTGCCTCTCAAATTATTTTGTATTTGATGGAGTCTGGGAAGTTTCACTATGAAGTTGAGTACGGTGAAAAGAACGTAAGAAGTATCCGCTTGCTGCACTCAGCAAAAGAAAAACAAATCTCCCCTGAGAGAAAATTAATGCGCCTTGCTTTATTTGGCGAACCACTTTAAGGAAATTGACGATGGAAGTATTTAAGAGAGAACAGTTAAGTATTGGGATGCTACTTTTAGACCCTACAGAATTGTCGGATACCGACAGCCAGCAAAGAGCCGTTGCCCTATGGGAGCTTGGTTTCTTAGACAAGTATGTTGTAACTGACATGCGTCGACTAAAAAGCACTGCACTTCCCGCAGTAACTTACGAAGAAATAAAAACCTATTATGTAACGCGTTTAGAAATGCGGGGATTCATGGACGAGAAAGGTATTGATTGGTTTATATCCGAGGAACAAAAGCTGGAGTTTACGGTTTGGATTATCGACAACAAGGTGAAGGGGCGTGTCAATGCAGACTAAGTTAATCGGCATAGCCGGTCGCAAAGGCTCAGGCAAAGATACCGTTGCCCGTATGATCCAAAAGCAGCACCCTGAGATGATTACTCGCTCGTTTGCTGCCCCCATGAAAGAGGCCTGTACGATTATTTTTGGTTGGTCTCCTATGAATATGGAGAGTTTAGAATTCAAAGAAAAAGTGGATCCTGAATTTGGCGTCAACCCTCGTAGAGCATTACAAACGCTGGGAACCGAATGGGGCCGAGATTTAATACACCCTGATTTATGGGTGTTATCCATGCGTAAGTTTATCTTGGCCAGCAAAAAGCCAGTGATTGTCACTGACGTTCGTTTTGAGAATGAAGCGCAGTTGATCCGAGCTTTAGGGGGTAAATTAATCCACATAGAAACCGATATTGATTTGCTCAAAGATGCTCATGTTTCGGAGCGGCCGATTCGTAAGCAAGAAGAAGATTGGGTGTTAAACAACCCGCACGAAGGGCATAGAGCCCTTGAAGAATCAGTAATTGATTTACTGTTTGAATTTGACTAACTAACAAGGGGGCATGTGCCCCCAACAAGGAAATTGACGATGAATGAATATGAACCGAAGGTCGGTGTTGAGTGCTTGTTTTACAAGCTGGGAAATAGCCAAAATCACCTTGTTATACCGGAGTTTGTTAACGCAGACTTTGTGGTGGGTTCCACCCCCGAGGGCGCCGCAATCTGCTTAGATAGAGAGCATTGCAAGTTCTATCCAAAAAAATCACCACAAGCCATTTACATACCCATGCAAAAGACGCCAAGTGAAATGGGGTTTGAGCTATCAAAAAAGCACCCTGTTCGAATGGCCCCCGCTACAGGTTGGAAAGAATCAACTTGGTACTTAGTTGAGGTTGCGTTTAGTTCTGGAAATCCAGTTCACCGCAAAGTTTTTTATTCGGGGTTTATCAGTGGCAAAAACAAAGAGCCTAGCGGGTATAACCAATTTTGCCCTGACGGTGAATTTCAATATTCCGATTGTGTTTACCTCAAAGTCGTTGAGACGTTATTTAATAACGTAGGCAAAAGGATACCGTACTAATGGGAATGAACGAGAACTTTCGAAACCACGGCAACGAAGACGTGAGACCGTTTTTAAACGAGCGTCAAAACGAGGTGTATGGACTGCATATGTTGGGGATAGATGACCAGACACTGGCCGACCTTCTCAGCATCAAACTTAACACCATTCACTGCCATCTTGGGGATATTCGAGAGCTGTTGAATTTTGAGTCTCGATTAAAAATGGCCGTAGCACATTTTAAGTATTTTGAGACGAAGGGTGATGACTCGATGTATGACCGCCTAAGCCCTGCTGAGAGAAAAGTTTTTGCTTTGCTTGTCGAAGGCTACAGCCAAGAAGAAACAGCCTTAGCGTTGCATAGAGCGGTCGGAACGATACGAGCAACGATGAGAAATATTTACGCAAAATTTAATTGTCCAAGCGCAACCCGTTTGGTCTTCAAATATTATTTGGGGGATAACAAAATATGAAACGATCGATGATATCTACAGCTATGTTAACCAGCCTGTTGGGAATGGCCGCAAACAGTGTCCCAGCTATTTTACCAAGAAGAGTTAACAACATAGTGCTCGACTCAGAAATGACTGCCGCCGATAAAGCCAAAGTAAAGGCGGAGTCTACTAGTCATTATCGTCCTAAGAAAAAGCGGAGAAAATCATGAATAAATTCAAAGTAGGCGACAAAGTTCGGATTGCTAAAAGCAGTAAGTATTATGGGGGAGACACTGAAGTTAACCCGAAAGATGTTGAGGGGGAGGTGATTCGTGTCAATAACAATTCAACGGATTACAAATACTCAGTAGCTTGGGGAAAAAAAGGGTCTAACTCTTACAGAGACTCAGACCTTGAACTGGTCGAGTCAAAACCCGAATTCAAAGTCGGTCACGGCGCGATATGTGTTAAGAAAACCTGCAATCACGCTGTAGGCGATGTGACGTTGATTGCACATATTAGTCCTGATGGATCTTTGTGTTTTAATGGTATGACGGCAAACTTTATGGCCAGCCACTTTACCCCCTGCCATAAGCCACCATTATCACACCCTAAACAGCGTATTGCTCACGCTTTGGGGGCTGAGATTGAGTTTGAATCTTTTAGCTCTCAGTGGCAAAAAACAACAGCGCCTACGTGGAATTCTGGTTCTCAATACCGTGTCGTAATCCCAGACATCCACGCAGAAGAACGTGAAAAAATTAATCGTGAAATTGCGGAATTGCAGAAACGGTTGGAGGATATTACGCCATGAATAACCCAGAAAAAATAGAATTTTGGCGAAAGTTATCAACGAATAAAAAGTTGATTTTTGCAATCCCTCAAGTACTTGAAATGATTGACATGCTTGAGTCACAAGCTGAAAAAATAACTGAGCTTGAGGAATATAAATCGGGCGAACTAGCGCGATGTGCCGAAGAATCAGAAAAGCAGAGTGACTATGAAGGTGGGCTATTAGAAAGAATAGCCGCGCTTGAGAAAGAGCGTTATGAATTGCTACAAAGAACTGAATGTAAAGTTGAGTCCTTTAATATGGATGCACACAACTTTGAGCAACAAGCCAAAGCTTGCACTGATTTGGAAGGGATGTGGAAGTCAATGAAGTCAACGAATTTGACTTTGGGAGACTTAAAGGATCGCTCTGAGTTTTTGCTTAAGCAAGCCAAGCAACTCAAGGAGCAAGGCTGATGAATAATTACGCGAGGTTAAAGGAGTTGGCCAACAGGTTAATTCAAGAAGGCCCGAAAGCTAATTTTGTTAGCTGCTCAGAGACACATGAAATAAGCGAGGGTGTTTTTGAGCTAATAGAAAAAATAACTGAGCTTGAGAATGTCGTCAGCGCCATGTTTGTACACACCAATAGGCATGAAGGCAGCATTAGACAGCTTTATGAGAACAGCGTAGGTGCTTCAATTCTGCAAGATAAAAAGGAGCAAGCCAATGACTAACAAAACAAAAGTATTGAATGTTGGTGATAAAATAGAGACTAATTCTTTTGGCGATTTAATAATACTTGAGAAAATAGACTGGTCAAAAGTAAAAGTTAAATTTATTCAAACTGGCTATATTACCTTTGCAACAGCTCAATCTATACAAAAAGGAAATGTAAAAGATAAGCTACTACCAATTATATTTGGTGTTGGATTTATTGGCGATGGTGAGTTCATGTCATATAGCAAAACTGGCGGGACTGAATCATCCTACATAACTTGGGCAAACATGATTAAAAGGTGTTACAGCAAGGAGCAGCAAATAAAGCAGCCATCATATGTAGGATGCACTGTTTGTGATGAATGGCATAATTATCAAAATTTCGCTAGATGGTTTAGTGAAAACAAAAAGCCAAATACAGTGCTTGATAAAGACATAATACTAGACGGCAATAAAGTATATTCTCCTGAGTTTTGCTCGTTTGTAAGTCCATCAAAAAACATCGAAAAAGCTCACGCCAAAAGATACAAATTCATATCCCCACAAGGGGAATTAAATGAAATTTACAATTTAAGAGATTTTTGCAAGAAAAGAGGCTTGAATCAAAGCTCAATGTGCCAGGTTAACAAGGGTAGATTCTCTCAGCACAAAGGATGGAGGGCATCCCAATGAAAGACAACATCAAAGCATTAGTAGCTAAAGACGAGAAGATTTCAGAGCTTCAAAGTCAAACTGACGAATTAGCTCATGACTTAAATGCTAAAGAGTATGAGTGTCGTGCTTATAGCGAGAAGATTGCAGAGCTTGAGAAAGAAAACCTTAAAGCGCATGGCTGGATAGCTAAAGCAATGATGCAAGGGTTAAGCAAAGTTGATTGCAGTGACGAGCTATTGAAAATTATAGCAAAGCGCGACTTGGAGCAACAGGCGAAATGCGCTGATGATGTTATTGAATCGGTTTTAGGTGATGCCCTAAGCATTAGAAACGAATTTTTAGATAGGGAAAAGCAACTACCGCCAAAGGCGGTGATTTATGAGTGACACAGAGCTTTTACACTTGATAGAAGATAAGTTTTACAACGTGGTTCGTATAGGTACATATTTTGCGGTTAGTAATAAAAGAGTGCCTACTTGTGAAAATGACGCTGATGGTTACTCCCTAAATTTACGATGGGCTATTAACCAAGCAGAAAAAGGCGGTGATTTATGAGAATTGATTTATACGATGGTAAATACACTTATGTTTGCAACGATGACGGTAGTGACCAACACGCTCTCAGATACGGTGAACGATGGAGAGACTTAACTGGCGATGGTTTTGTGTTAGCAATGGCGCAAAAAATCGAAGAGCTTGAGCAAGAAGTAAATCACCAACAATCTTATATAGACAACGCATTAGATAATTCAAAAGAACAGATGATAGAACGCATAGCAGAGCTTGAGGAGTCACTAAGAACTGTAGCCCAAACAAGATGCGTTTCATACGAAGATTTAGCAAAGCGCGACTTGGAGCAACAAGTAAAAGCATACGCTAGAGCAGAGTATATGTGTCCTGACTCAATACGTAGAAAGGTAAACGAGCTACGCGAACAAGCCAAAGGCGATGATGTATGAGTAAATTAACAGAATGTCCATGTTGCGGCTATCCGCACGATGACGTTGAAGCCAGAGCGATGGCTAACATTTTAAACAAAATTAAAGCTGATGCTGTTCGAGATTATGTATCCGATTGTATGGAAGCGCACTGGATACTTCATCTTAGTGAAAATAATTTACTTGATAGGGTACTGATTAGTTTAAATGAATACGCAGGCAAGCTTGAGAGGGGTGATATATGAGCAGAGAACAAATACAAACATGGTTTAATGAGTTTTTTGAGTTCAGCACAAAAGACAGAAGCACAGTGACTAGTGTCAGTTGTAAGCTGTTTGGTGAGCATGTATTTAATAAGCAACAAGAGCGCATATTAGAGCTTGAGCAGGAGCTAACTAAATCAACTGACCAAAATGATTTAGTTTTAGATGAGTTTATTCGCGTCAAGTGCTTAACCGATAACACAGAAATTCATCAGTTGTGCGAACGCGCCCATATTCGTATGCGTCAGAGAGTTTCTGTTATTGATAGAAATTACAAACTACAAAAGCGCATAGCAGAGCTTGAGAAAGAAATAGATATGCTAGTTAAGGTGTGCAAAAAAGTCGCTAGAAAAGAAAGCCGAGTAGATAATTACAATGAAAATATTGAGTTGCTAGATTCGACTGTTGATGAATTAAATCATGTTAGAGAGCATGGCAATTCTTATCCTGCCACTTGTAAAGTTTGCGGACAATAAATAAAGGCGGTGATGTATGAAAACAAGATACAGAGAACAAAAGCGACTTTTCGGTAGGTCGCTCCTAGTCTTGCAGGTTAGTTACACCCAAGACGACAGGTATAACGACCATGTACCTCCGAGCGCACAAAAAGTAAATGAATATTGGGTAGACGCTACGGTTGAAGATTTATGTTTGTTACAACTAGATAAAGGCGGTGATTTATGAGTAAGTATATACCTAAAGTGGGTGAGGAATTTGAGTGGCTTAGTATATCGGGAGGTTGGTCAAAGCAAACATGTGCAATTGTTACTAAAAAAATTGTGGCTTACGAAAATGAAGGTGGTTATTTAGATTGTATACCTAAAGAGTACGAGTTCCGCTCAGTACCAACCAAAGCCGATGTTGAGCGTGAGAGATTGTTAAAAATTCTTGATGAATGCTATGAAAGCGGCTTATCAATAACGGCTAAAGAAATACAAAAATCAGGCTTCACGATACCGAAGAAAGTTAAGCGTAGTGATATTGAGAAGTGTGTGAACCACTGGGTATCATTCGAGTATGGCGTGCTTAGTAACTCAATCTGCGAACTTCTAGGCGATTTACTGGAGAGTGACAATGACTAACAAAACAGATTTAGAAATATTAGCTGATGCGCCAGAGCTAGATGATTTAGTAACAGACATAACAGGCGCATATTTTGATGCTTATGGTAACTATTTAACGCCAAGAGGTGTTTGGGGTCAAAGTGACGCTTCACCAGTTCACCCTCGCTCTTTAGTAGACATCAAAGCATTAGTAGCTAAAGATAAGAAAATTGAAGAACTTGAAAAGTTTATATCAGAAAATACACCTTTACTTTCTTATTTAGCAATAGAAACCGTATCTAGTTCGGTAGACGGCGACCCACTTTTTAGATTTAAGGATTGGTTAGCAAAGCGCGACTTGGAGCAAAAAGCTAAGGGTGCTGAGGATATTATCGAGTCGGTTTTAGGTGAGCCAGAAAGCCTCACAAATGATGCTTTGAGTATTAGATACGAATTTTTAGACAGGGCAAAGCAACTACACGAACAAGCCAAAGGCGGTAAATCATGATCCATTCAGTCAAAGAGATGAAACAAAAAGAGTTGGTTGAGATAGTAAAAATACAGATTAAACACTATCAAGAAGCCACCAATCTACTCGCCCGAATTAAAAAAGATTTGTTGATGCGTGGCGAACAGGATGAAGATGGCGTCACGGTGGTTGATTTAAGCACCTGTATTTGGGAGGAGCTTAAGCGGTTGTTAGATGGGCCTGAGAAAGAGGTTTTGGTAACTGGATCGCAACCGGTCTGCATGATGATTGAAATGCTACATCCAAGTTATGCTCATCCGGCGGTAGAAATTAAACACCCCGACCAACCTAGATGGCCTGTGCCACGAAAAAGTAAGAAGGTGAAGTGATGTCTAAGAAATGCAAATACTACCGCGAATCAAAAATTGAACAGTTCACACCGAGTTGCTCAAGAGTTGAAGGCGGGTGCGCGGTTTTAGCTGTACACCCTGAAGATATTGATGGCGACTTTTGCCAGTATTGTGGGGGTAAAATCAAATTTAAGGAAGGTGTAGCACACCCTGATTTGGAGAGAGACGGATGGTAACTGATCGTAAGTTTATGTTAGCCCCCTGCGAGACAAGGGTCGGGGATATGGTTTGTAAAATATGCAATAAACCGATTTATCCGTTATCTGAAGATTATGTTTATTGGCAAAAGTACAGCAAAACAGATTGGTATTATGCTAGTCAGCATAGGCGATGCAGTAAGAATCATAAGGGGTGGATATTACTTGAGACAAAGCAAGCGGATTACACTTCGGAGATTAACAAAGCGAAGGAATTTATTAATACTCTGGACTGGAATGTTCTTTATTGTGCTTTGGAGGGTTCAAAGCACGCTGAAATTTTAAGAAGGTGAAGTGATGGGATTATTTAGAACAACCGTTGAAGTAAAAAGAACCATATGGCCCTACCCTAGCGGCTGGGGAGTGGTGATATTACGACCCTTTAAAAACGACACAGTGGTCGATGCTGGCTTGAGCAAAGAGCACGCCGAAGAGATGGCCGAACTAACCCGACAACAACTGAAGGAGAAATAAAATGCTATTAAGACCAAGTAACTACACGCTAATAACGATGGCACGAAAGGTTTATGAAGCCAGTGAATTAAACTTCTGTAATTTTTCCTTTAGTACGTCTCACGACAATTTACAGATTTTTGTCTACCAGCATGATGATGAAGAGGGAACCAAAGAACTTTTTGACACGGTGACCTTAGCTGAGCTGGTAGCCTCATATATTGGGCTATCTTTAACGTTAGACCTAGATGCTAATGACGCAGTTACCACAGGGCACCGCCTTGGTAACACGGGTAGATAAGGAGAAATAATATGTGGTTATGCAAAGCAATATTAAACGGCAAAGTTATTGCCACCGAGCACTCAGACAACCGAGAGTGGTTTAAGTCGATGTACTCGAACGCAGATAAATTCTGCTTTCAACGAGTTAACTAACGGAGCCCCTTCTGATGGCGACAATTGATATAAAACAAATTTTCTCTGCTCAAAAAAATAAACCTAAGTTTGGTAGCCCATGCAATCATTGTGGTTGGTGCTGCATGACGGAGGTCTGTTCTATTGGGCAAGAATTATCTGGGTCAGCTGCCCTTCCTTGCAAGTACTTGGAGACAGAAGATTCCAAGCACACTTGCAAGTTAGCAAAAGTGGAACAGATACGAACACAGCTGGCAATTGGGGTGGGTTGCGATGCTAAAACACAGTCAGAATTAATTGCGGAGTTTTCATGAAAGACGAAGACAAGATTTCTATAAACACAGAAGGGCTGGGGGCGGTTAAATTTGCCCCACCACCCCCGCCCAAGTACACCGTTCATTTCCCGAAGATGAATTATTACATTTATTTTGAGGACATGACGTTTATGCAGCGTTGGTTTGCGAGGTGGTTTTTAAGTGGAAAAATAATTAACAACGAGGAAACACAAAAATGAAATATCCATATATCCAAGCTTGGGGTACTAAGCTAACAAGCCTTCAATATTATATAAAATCGGAGAAAGACCGAGCTGAGAAAGATAATGCGCCGGACGACGCGATTTATTTTTCTATCGAAAGACAACGATGGATCCGAGTTACTGAACTTGAAGAGTCGAATCCCGATTTAAAAGTCTGGTTAGATAAAGAAGTTTCACGCTACACTGAGAAGGTGGAAGAAAATTGCACCACGAAATAGTAACAACCTCTAACAAGTGCAGCGTTGAAGTTGGAAGAGACTATGAGATTATCAGTCCAGAAAGCAAAAGTGTAATCTCCTGTAAGGTAATTAACCCAACCCTGAGAGTAACTTTACAGACGGAAAGAAAATTAGCTATAGGTGACACGGTTAGTCTTCGAGTTGTTGCGGTTTTAGGTAAGATTACCGGAAGAGTAATTCGTAAGGTAATCTTTAGGAAAAAGCAAGAGCTTAGATGTGTTGCGGTTGTTTCGTCTGAGTTTGATGGAGGGTATAGCCTAAAGGTAATCAACAACCAAATCGCTGTATAAAAATAAAAATTGAAGGAAATTGACGATGAATAAAATCAAAATGGCTGATGTGCTCCTCGCCATCGCTTTAATACTAACACTCTCTGTAGCAGCCACAGCCTCTGGTTGCGCTACAACGGAAGAGCCAGAACAATTCCACCCTACTGACAAAGAAACCACGATGTGGGGCTGTGAAGAGCTTAAGAAGCGTGATGCTAAGGCGGATTGCTAATGGAAAAGTTAAGCATACTTCATAAAGTCCATAAAAAGGTTTTCAAAAGTTTCGAATACAAAACAGATCTTGAACAGTACGGTCGCTTAGAAAAGTGGGTGATGCCATCCTCTTCGGGCCCAGTTACCGGAGATTGTGAAGACTTTGCGCTTGCCTGTCGTGTTTTATTACGTGAGCAAGGTATTGAGAACTCTCGATTGGTTTATTGCCTTACAGAGCGTTCTGAAGGCCATCTAGTCTTAGAGTGTGAAGGCTACATCTTAGACAACCGTCAGAAAAAGGTCGTGATGAAGCAGAAACTAAGCCGCCAAGGTTATAAATGGCTGAGTATATCCGGTTATAATCCTGGGGATGCTTGGCACGAACTATAACAACTAAAAATTAAGGAAATTGACGATGACAAAAAGCAGTATCACGGCACTACATGAAATAATGCAGGGGATAGAATTCTCCACAGAGCATGAAGAAGAGTGGAAGAACATCGTGGCTACCCACTTAAACACACTGGTTGGTCGAGCTGTTTACGAGCTGGAGACTTCAGAACTTGAGGTTGATCGCGAGTTTGCTTATGCCGTTTGGCGCACCTGTGAACGGGTGGCTGAATTTGAGAAATTGACGTGTAAAGGGATTACTAAATATGGCTGATTTCAATCCCCCTCTCAAAGAAATAAACGACAATCACTTACACTTAGTTGTGAAAGTTCTGTCTAATACTTTTTGGCTAGGTAAAGCATTAACCTTTCAAAAAAGAGTCATCTTGCTTAAGAAAGCAAGTCGTGGAGACCTTGACGACCTGATAGTTGATATCGATTGTGTCGACATTGTAAATCTGCATGAGGTGAACGATGGTTTGTACGTATTACAAACTTGTAACGAGACAAAGGATTATGAAACTGGTGTCATAGATGATTATGACCTGAAATTAGTCCCCTACGCTGGAGAATGACGATGGTTGAACTATTAAGTGTGTTTGAATTTTTGTGGGTCTGTGTGAAGGTTGCATGGTATGCAGTTTTAATTTGCATTGCAGCGGCGTTAATCTTCTGGTTATTTGAAGACATCCTTTGGATGGTGAGCAAGGACAAAAATAGGTTGCAGTGGGTTGATGGTTTTGAACGCGCTCGAATAATAGGGGCTAGAGAAAGCTTAGAAATGCTCAAACGAAATGAGTTTGAAGATGATTCGGCGTCGTATCAAAACGGGGTTAAAGATTTCATTAACCTACATTCAGGAAACGGTAAATAGGGAAATTGACGATGAAAAGTTTTTTGTATAGAAATATTTATGGTGTTTTATCCGTAATTATATGGCTGTTATTTGTATGGCTAGTTGCCTTAAATCACGAAGATTTGGGATTGTTGCTTGTAATTCCCAACGTATATTTTATTTTTAAGCAACAAAAACGGTCGCAAACCTACGTAGAATACGAGTGGCGACAGAAAGTAAACTAAAGGATAATATCTAAACTTGAATCTAATTGTCAGAATTAGATTTCACCTAGAGGAAATTGACGATGAAAATAGTAACTGAAGTTATGGATCTACCAAATTACACGGCGGAAGAGATGTCTCGATTTAATATCGCGGTCTCGGGGGAAGCATTAGTATATCTTTCAAAGGTTACCGCCCACCCAGAGCTTCATGCAGCGGCAATGGGAATTGAAGAATTAGAGACTAAAATTCAAGACTCTGAAACTAGGATTGAAGATGCTATCGATGAAATCGAAGACAAGGTTTTAGAATTGGTTGCCGCCTTCAACAACAGCGATATCACTAAAAAAGTAAATGCGCTGCAGAAAGTCAAGATGGATACGTTTTCTGAGTTAAATAAGAGCGTAGCGGCGTTAACGCTTAGCTTAGCACAGACGATAGATGGCACTCACTAAAGAGCAAGCGTTTAGATTAAAACCCAGTATCTTGGCGTGGAAAAAGCAGTACCACGCCCCGTTTATTGGCCCCGTCTTTGGGGCTCTCCTAAAATACTTTAAGAGACATTACCCGACTATAAATTGGGATAATGAGATAATTCGTTGTCGGAATGATATTGCCAGAACTAAACGCTTGGGCCTAATCAACTGCAAAGACCGTGCAATTAGGATCCGTATTAAAGACCACTTTGTGGAGTTCTCCCCTGCTGTTGCAGGGTGGGCACTGATTTACCCAGACTATCTTTTAAATACGTATCCTTTGATGCCAGCCGGTAACGCAAAGCAGCTCGACCCTAATTGGAAAATGAGTTGCAATCCGTACCATCATTACCCCTCAAAGTATTGGCATTTACCTCCTGAGGTATACACCTTTTACGAGCTTGAATATGGCAAGCGAAAGAGAGAGACTGTAAAGGCTGCAAACAATACGAGGTTCATTGAAGCTCGGGACAAATACGCAGAATATTTCTGCTGGAAATTTAACTTACCCCGCAACTATTTCCTAGCGTTTAACAGTACTAAAACGCAGAAAGAGATTGTCGGAATTAAAGAGGTATTTAACTTTGACTAAAGAGTTTGAAATGCTAAATCTTAAAGTCATAGCATTAAGTGACTTAGTAGATGAGCAACCCACCAAGAAAAATATTGACGCTTTGGTGAAGGCGATGGTTGAGATTAATATTCGTTGTGAGAATAGTAATATTACCCATGCTTATCCGGCCAGCCATATCGAGACGATGCGGCAACATGCTAAAGATGCGGTAGATGCCGGAGATTAGTTTGTTAAGAAAAGTCCAGTCCCCAACTCATGCTAAAATAGGCATGAGGCTGGGGTATTTACTGGAGTTTGAACTTGAAGAAGGTACCGACGAAACGTTGGCAAAACTTCTTGATTGTTCAAAAGAGTCAATTGGGAGGTTGACGCAAGGCAAGAAAGAGTTAACATTGACAGAACTTTTAGCACTTTCAGTGTTTTTTAAGACCTCGCTAGATAAAATTGTAACTGCCAAATTTTAAGGCCGTTACCCACAATTAGGAAATTGACGATGAACCACACAAAGCACTTGCCGTATTATGGCATCCATGAAGAAGAAAATGGGGTAGCTTATTTATTTCAAGACACCTGTCCATACGGATGGGAATTTATCGGCGCTAACACTAAGTCATCGATGAGTGTTAGACAGCTGAATAACAAATGCCCCCACAGTATTAACGTCCACCTTGCAAACAGAAATGTGAGTAAAAAGCAGTGGAATACGTTTTTAAAAATAGCTAATGACCCATTAGTCCAAGCGATGCTCCCCATTATAAATGGCCGTGCGTATTTCTTTGACCAAAGTCAGATGGACAATGCAACACACTGGTTAGCTTGTTTAGAAAGAATGTCTAATCCTTTCCACGTTAGCGTTGTTCCCATGTGGCAGCACAGCTCGAAGATAAAACACAAAATGTTAGGGGTTACTAATATTCACCCCTTAGTTTTCACTAACATCAAACCCGATGACGTGCTCGAAGCGAGACAGCTTGCTGAGAGCAGTGTGTCAAACCCAAGAACCTTGATCCTTGCCGGTGAAGGTTCACTGATATTACCAAAATTAGTGCGTAACTTAGAAACTAGGTTACAAGAACTAATCTCCTTTGAAGAGTTGGTATCGTTACCTCTCGAACACATCGGAGCCTACATTGTAGGTGAATATTGTAAAGGTAGTTTGAACTTAGACGTAGCTTAAGGGGGAGTTAATTGATGTCTTCAGATATATCGTTTCAAGATAGATTGTACCTTATCCAACGAGAGCTGAAAAAAAGAAGAATAACGCAAAAACAGCTGGCGGATAAGCTGGGCCTTAAGCAGCCTATTATTTCAAACATACTGAAATCAAAGACGCCAGCTAGACTCCCGATATTATTAAAAATAATTCGAGAGTTAGAGCTACCAATAGAAAAAATATTCCCAAACGTACAGTCGCATATTGCTGAGATTTTAAGTTTGATGGAAGACCCTAAACAAAACAAACAATGCTTAGATTTGCTAATTGAGTTAGTGGATTTGCAAAAGCATTACACGGGAATTGACGATGATATTACTACCGAAACAACCGAGCCTGAAAACAGGATTTGATTTTGAATCCTTGGTTGCCAAGCGAGATACGCTCTCCCTTCGAGATTATCAAAGCAAATTTTTAGGATACTTTTTAAGTCAGAAGCGTGGGCTAGATTTGAGCGAAGCCGGTACCGGTAAAAGTCCGACTGCTGCGCTTTGGATATATCAGCAGTGCTTAGATAAAAAAGTAGTATGGGCCATGCCTAAGTCACTTATCGTAAAAAATTACGAGGAGCTTTTGCTATGGTCAAATCTGACACCGAATGAAGTCACTATTTTTGATGGTACTCCGGCCCAAAAAGCAAAGCAGATAGCGCACAAAGACACGCGAGTGTTTTTGATGGGGTTTGATGCTTTAGCTGACAAGTGGGAGCAAATAGTCGAGAAACACCCAGACCTCTATCACCTTTGTGTGGATGAGTGGCACATGGGGTTCTCTACTCATGGAGAACCAAACAACCGACTGAAGAGCGGGTTTGAGGGAGCAAGAAGAACATTCAACATGTATCGATTCATGGCCAGAGGTGGAAACTTTCTGGGGATGACCGGCACATTGATTGACGGACGCCTTACTTCGGCGTATCCGGCCTTAAAAGTGATTAACCCTAATTACTACCCTACGTACAAGAGTTTCCTCATCTATCACGCTTTGGTGGACGAATATGGCACGCCGTATATGTGGAAGAACCATGACCGACTAAAGAACATTGTCGATGCTCACAGTCGCCGCATTACGTTCGAAGAAGCGTATGGCGCCGAGAAAAAAGAAATTGTTGTTGATATGTGTTCAATGGGTGAAAAACAGTATAAGGCCTACAAAGAAATTGAGCAGCGAGGTATCACGGAACTTGAAGACGGTTACCTTGAAGCTGAAAACGAGGCTGTCGGGATTGCGCGTTGTTTTGCCATCATGCAGACCCCAGAGCTCTTTGGCCTACCCTATCACCAGACCGATTCCAAAGAAGCCAAGTTGATTGGTTATTTAGAGGAGCATAGGCGTTCAGGTAAGCCGCTGATCATCTTTGACAAGATAGTGGCCACCCATGAAAAGCTGGCGTTAGTCTGCGAGAAAATGGGGCTTACCTATGCGGTTATTAACGGCACAGTTAACGACCGGACAGACTTCGACCAAAAGTTTCGCTCGGGTGAAATACAAATAATGATTTGCAGTCCAAAAGTCGCTGGGGTTGGTTACAACTGGGGGCATGTGGACACTGTTATTTTTGGTTGCTTTGATTGGACAGACACCATGTTCATTCAAAATTACCGAAGAGCAATGCGAGGCATTCGAGAGAAAGCTTTGTTAATCATTCTGTTGATTTATCGCAACGGGATGGACGTTAAGGTCGCTAGAAAATTGAAAAGTAAATCGGATGACCGCCTCAAAATTGAGACCGGTGTACCGGTAGATTTTATTGATAAAATACTTGCTGCAGCATAAGGAATAAAAATGAGCAATATTGATGTAAACCCTGAACTAAAAAGGTTCGACCCTAGAAATTGTGAGCCGTTGTTGGCCATCCCCTTTATTGTTACCGCAGCTAGTTTGCCAAAGATGATAGAGAGAACCAACGACACTGAGATGCTTGAAGCTCAGGACGCAATGTGGAATATTGCTAAGAACTTAGATAACCTGCCTGTCAAAGACCAGAAGATTTTCTTTAGCCAGATTAGATTGCTATTGAACAATCTGAAGGCATGTACTAGATGGGCGGGTGAACAATTAGATAAAATGGAAGCCGACCTTGACAGCTCAAAATAACGGTGTTAAGGTTACGTTCTATACCGATTTACCCTTCTGGAATGTTGAGGGTCAGCCTAAAAACTGAGAATAATATTCTAAAACTATAAAGAGCAATCTTTAAAATATAATCTTTTAATTTAAAATTTGGAAATACGACGATGAGTAATCAAATAGAAGATATGATCGCACAAGCACAACGTGATGCTGAAGCAACTGCAAGAAACAACGTTCAAACAACTGTGACCCCTGTTAATTCTGAAGAGGGTCAACAGACCAAAGAAGTTAAAACCCAAAAAACTGCCGCACCGGAAAACGATGAGCTGGCGAAAGCTAAAGCGATGATTGCTGCGGCTGAAGCGAAAGAAGCTGCCGCTAAAGCAGCCGCAGAAAAAGCAGCCGCAGAACAAGCCGCCGCAGCCGCCGCCGCAGGGCCGTCTGACGCTGAAATATTAGCGAAAGCCAAAGCCTTAGTTGCTGCTCAGCAAGCGTCAGCCGTAGCGACAATGAACACGCCAGCGACAATCGACAACGGTCAGGTTGTTAACAATCAAACCATGTTGCCGAACAATATCCCTGCAGAAATAGCACAGTTCCTAAACCCAACAGCAATCTCGATGCAGACGGCTGAGAAGGCGCGTATGGGTGTTACTGCTTGGGTTAAAACTTCTGAGTACGGTATGTGCCTAGATAGCAACATCAAAGCATTTATTGACGAGATGATTGTTGAAATCGACATGACTGAAGGCAAAGGTTTTGAGGTTGTTAGAATGGTTCGTATTGGTGTGACTTCGCCAATCTATGAAGAAACCAAAGACAACCTAATCACGGACAAAGGTCGTTCATGGGCTGAAGCGGTTAAAGACGCTTGGGAACAGGGCCACCAGAAAGACCGTGACCAAGGCAAGTCGCCAATCTACACAGCAGCTAAAATCCCAATGGTGTTGTTAGAGCCAGCGGTTAGCGGCAGTAGAGGCGAGATTGCACCGGTTGGCACTGAGCTTGGTTATACAACGCCTAAAACGGGCTGGCAAGATTGGGCTAAGTTTTATGAGTCAGTTGAAGAAGCAGGTCTCCTCGGCCAAAAAGTTAAGGCAAAGATTTTCAATAGAGAAATCAGCCACAACGGTAATAACTGGGGCGTACTTGAGTTAGAACTAATCAAGTAACCCAGAAGCTTAACTTTTTATAAAATCCTCAGGAGGCTTCACAGCCTCCTTTTTTAACCGAGTAGGAAATTGACTATGAAAATTCATGTTGTTGACGGAAATAATGTGCTTCGAAGAAAAGTAGAAGCTGAAGGGCCATACGTAATCAAAGATTTGTATGTGAACAGTTTTACCAAGACGCTGGCCGGTGAGACAGTGATTTGGGTTTGGGATGGAAAGAATGCCAAGCAAGCCCGTAGAAATATCCTCGCTGAGTACAAAGAAGGCGATGGGAACACCACCGATGAATTCTACAAGTTCATGTCTGAGTTCAAAGGTTTAATGAACCATTCAAAAGCTATCCAAGTAGAATTGGAAGGCTATGAAGGCGATGATTTGATCGCTCAGATTGTTAACTTTAAATCGGCGGACACTGAAGTGTTTATCGATTCAAACGACCAAGATTTCAGACAGCTTTTGAAAGACAGCACCATCACGCTGGAGTATAACGCGCCTAAGTTCGATGGCATCCCTTACGATGATATCCGAATTTACAAAACGCTTTGCGGCGATTCGGCGGATAACATCAAAGGCTTGAAAGGGTTTGGGCCTAAAACCTTTGCTAAATTAAACGACACTCAAAAAACGTTAATTGAGCATTTTATTTTGGGTGAGGTTGAGTTAGACGAAGCTGAAGTAAAAGAGCAAATAGGTTTCACCCCAGCAATGGTCAAGAACTTTATTGGTAGTCGTGACCTGCTGAAGAAGTACTGGGACATTGTTGGGTTCCTTTGGATTGACGGTGCCAAGCTAAGCCAAGCAATGAAGCTGGGTGACGGCAATATGGCAGCGGCTCAAAAAATACTAGATGTCTTAGCCATCGACAAAGATATTCCGAGTATGGCCACCGCTTAGTATTTACGCCCCTTCGGGGGCAATCTTTGGAGTTGACGATGATTAGTAGAATTAACCCCCTCACGGGGATTGTTGAGCAACTGATCGACATGCGTAATATTAACATGTTGAGCGAGTTGATTGACCGAATTGAGTTTACCGAAAACGCAGTTGTTGGTTTAGATATTGAAACCCACGATGCGGATAGACATGACGGTTTGAACCAATTCATGGAAATGAATCCAAAGTCAAAAGTATTTAAGAAACCTAGAAAGCTCGTGTTCGATACAAACCGAACTACCCTCTGCGGTGGTTCTATTTATCTCCGAGGAGATGAAACCGTTTATTATATCAATGTTGCTCATGCTGACGTTGAGAACAGAATCCCAAAAGAAATTTTTGCTGAGTTTGTAAAGAAGGTTCGAGATAACAGCCTACTTATCATTCACAATTATCAATTCGAATTCGTCATGCTTATGAAGACAGTCGGCGTTGATATCGGCAAGAACTATGTAGATACCATGCAACTGGCCGTTTCAGCTTATAACTCTGACGAGTACGACAAGGAGCGGTTCAAGAAAGCAGACCTTGGTGGCATGAAAGCTGTCCTTCCTATCATCAAAAAGACCTTTGCCGGATACGTCACAGGAAAGCCTCTGACGACCGAACAGGTTCAAGTCATGAATATGGTCATCGGTAAGCAATCTATCGCAGCACACAGCTATAACGGCTACGTTAGAAGCCTTCGCTACGGTTACGGCCTTAAAGAGATGAGTGAAAAAATATTCGGATATGAGCAGACCACGTTCAAAGACGCATTGTTAGGCCGTGCTCATATGGGACAGGTTACCGGTGAAGAAATTCTCCATTACGGTGCGGATGATGCTTACTGGTGTGTACGTTGCTTTGATTGGCTTATGCAGTTCGTTCAGAATACTAACCCTCAGTTGTTAAACACGTTCTTCACTCAAGAAAATCCAATGGTTAGGATCTTCGGCAAAAGTTGGATAAAGGGCTGGAGAGTTAATCTTGAGAATATCGAGAAGCGTAATATTTCAGAAAGAAAAATGTATGCTCAGGAGTTATTGAACTTAAGCAATGCGATTGCTGAAATAAGTTTCATGAGTGCGCCTTCAGCGAGACTAAGCCAGAAGAACCCTAAGTGGTACCTAGGAAAGACGAACGACAAGTACCAAATTTACCGAAACAAAATTCAGTTCCTCCTCGATGGCGTTGACGATATCTGCAGCTACTTTGATTTAGAGCATATAAGCTCAGATGACTTAGAGAATGAAGAAATTGCGTTTGAACTTTGTCAGTTGACTTCAGGGTCGGTGAGCAAAGCTTGGCTATATGAGCAAGATGTTAAATTAAAGAAAGCTGAGCTGGACAAACGAGGTAATTATACTCACTACATGGTTATGCGTACCTTGCTACACGACCTTTGTATGTTGCCTTTCGTTTACATCAAAGGGGAAATAAAAAGTGATGGTGAAGCACGCGGTACGATGCTTGAGACGGCAGATAGATTAAAGAACGAGCCAGAGCTTTGGCTAAAAGAGTGGAACCGGTACGGAGAGCATACCAATCTACCGGAAGAGATGCGTTTAAATCTTGCCAAAGGCATTGCTGCAGCCTACCCGACTGAGACGGTAAAAAGGATCATCACTTCGTTAAATCGAATTGCTGAGATTGAGCAGCGGATTAAGTTATTTGTAACCTCGTATCGACAGCTGACTGACCCACAGACAGAAAGAATGTATCCGGTTATCAGCTCACTATTGAACACCAGACGAATGGCGGCTGAGAATCCCAACACAATGCAGCTCTCTAAGCAGGGGGACTCAACCTACGTTCGAGGTTTCTTCTTACCCGAGAACGATGAGCACTTGTTGGTTGCCATCGATTGGTCTCAGGTAGAGCTAGTGTTGATTGGTGAGGAGTCTTTAGACCCAGCATTTAAAAAAGCTTATGGTCAGATCCCCTATGAGGATTTGCACTTAGGAGCGGCAGCTGCAGCGTTGAAAGTGTTTTACCCTGAGTTCACTGAAGAGAATTTGCTTTCGATTAAATCAGGAAGCGAGGAGGATATCTTTGAGCTTCGTGAGCATTTCCCTAAGGTCTTTATTGATCCGGTTAAGAAAAACCACTTGGAAAATTATCAGGTCTTAAAATTTTGGCGTGGTACTGCCGGTAAGCCTTCAAACTTCGGCTACTGGTATTCAGGTTCATTGATGACGGTTCAGGAGAAGCTGGGCTGGACAAGCGATGAGATGTGGGAAGGTACCGACAATTACCGGTTAACTTTCCGAGGGGCTGAGATTTGGCGCAAGGGTGTTATCGAAGAGGTGGGTTACAACGGGTTTGTAAATATCTTTGATGGCCACCGCCGCGTTAGATACGAAGCAACCAACGAATGGTTTTTTGAGTTTACGAATAAATGGAGCGCATATAACGACAGCGGCCTTGCTCAGTTCGGCTACATGATAGCTAAAAAGATACAACGTAGAGCTGGCAATCAAAGCGTAAACGCAAAGATACAAGGAGGGTGTGCAACCCTAGCCAAACGCTCTATTATCCGCTTAGACGAGATATTAGAGACCGGTAAATGGGATGCTAACTTTATTATGCCTATCCATGATGAATTGATATTCAGTGTTCATCATACTCAGGCAGTTGAGTTCTCAAAAATTATTCTAAAAACGATGTGTGATCATCCTGATTTAGTCTCAGAATTAAAACTGGATGGTACAATATCGATTGGTAAAACCTTGGAGCCCTATCACCCTGTGAAAGCGCCCTTTGGTCAAATAGAGTTAGACGAAGCTCCACATTTGGAGGGTTATATTCCTGAGAGCCTCGCTGACACAAAGCTAGACGACGCTCACAGACAAAGAGTTGTCGATTATTTAATGAATAAGGATTGACGATGATTGCAGAAGATTACCCAAAAGGATTACTAAATCAAATTCCTGAGTTAGAATGGTGTTGTGGTTCACTTGTTGATAAACCGAAGTTAGTGAGCCAAGTGCGCGATTTAATTAACTATAATAAGGCATTGGAAAGAGCGGTTATGGAAATTAACCCTAAGCACCCTGCCCTCAGGAATATTAACAATGAACTCGGTGAACAACGTGATAAAAATTCCCCAACCTTTTGAATACTTGCTAGACAAGGAATTCGTCGTTTTTGATACAGAGACCACGGGACTTGGCCCAACGGCTGAGATATGTGAAATCTGTATGATGGATGGCCACACTGGAAAGCTACTCTTAAACACACTGGTTAAGCCGGTGAACCCAATTCAAGAAGGAGCCATGCGTATCCATGGCATCACTGAAGAAATGGTCGAGAATGCTCCGACATGGGACATCATAAGCCAAGCGGTTCGCTATGTTGCTCAGGGTAAAATAGGCGTTGCCTATAATGCTCAGTTTGATATCAACATGTTGATACAAAGCAGCAATGCTAGAGGTGAGATTGTCGACCCGCTGTTTAACTTCGATGGTTACTTTTGTGCGATGCAAGAGTATTCAAAGAGAGCTAAGCTCTACGACATCATGCGGAACTCGGCGAAGTGGATAAAGCTTGTGGTAGCTTGCGAGATGGAGAAAATTGAAGTCCCTTCAAACACACACAGAGCCCATACTGATACCTACTTAACTCGGGAGTTAATTGCAAAAATACTGGAGGAAATAAGAGATGAAAATCGAAAGTTTGCTTGAGGAATATGCCTTGTATTACGGATTAGCGATCATCGTGCTGGGATTTGTCTCAGCATGGTGGGATATCCGACAGGCAAGAAAGAAGAACGCTGAGGCTGAGGCTTTACAAGCTCAGCCAAAGAAAAACGATAACGATGTAATTGCCGACAGGCTTAATAACGGGTATCCGCTTTAGGAACTCACAAACAACTAGGAAATTGACGATGTATAAAGTTTTAAATGGTGACAAATTCTCTAAGCTTTGGATGGATATTATTGAGTTTAGAGGAGCCTTTGGTTTACCTTGCAACCAACCCAACAACGATAACACCGAGCTTCACATTGAATTATTGCGCGAAGAGCTGATAGAAGGATTCTCATCCACCGAGAGAGCTTTGCAGATAGACGGCATTATTGATAGTGCGTATGTAGTCATGGGGTACTTTGTAGAAAATTCGCTAACTTACGAAACATTAAAAATGCAACACCCTTATCTGCTGGGGCTTTTAGACACATTCCTCTGTGCTGCCGAGAATTTAAAATTTAACTTTTTCGACGCATGGGGTATTGTACACAGAAGCAATCTTTCAAAAATATGTACCCTAGCCAACGTTGGATTAACACTAGACTTCTATCGAGAGCTAGGTATTTCAGCCGCTGCCGACCCTGTTCATTCGGAGCACACCGTGGGTGAAGCGTTATTTATTGTGAAAGTGAAAGAAACGACTGTGTTGGGTGATAAAACCTTCCCAAGCGGCAAGGTTCTGAAATGTATTGAATACATGGAGGCAGACCTAAGTCGACTATAAGGTAAATGATTAGGGGGGAGAGCTCCCCCCCTTCTCTTAACAATTTGGAAAATGACGATGATTAAAACTAATAATAAGGGTGCCCCGCTTACCGTATTTAAAACCGGTAGTGGTGTGCTTACAAAGACGCTTACCCGTGTTCACGGCGAGATCAAATCAGAAGCGCCTAAGATGTTCTCCGGCATTGCCAACACCGTCAATCTATCACTAAAAGAATTACCCAACTTCATCAACGGACTAGAATCAGATGAGTGTTTTTCACTTGGTGTTTTCGAAGGGTATCAAGACAAAAAAATTGAAGTGTTGTCTGTAAATGAATTTGAAAACAGGGGCTATCAGTACCCTGTTCACGTTGACGACTCAGGAACCTATGGGACTCGCTCAGGTAAGTCGATGAAGCAATCGCACCGTGGTTTCATCATGATGGATTACGATGTCGATGAGCAAGAAAAGAACCCAATAAACTGCCCGTTAGAGTTTATTCGTTTACTCAACAAAGCAGTGCCTGAATTAGAACTAGCCGACACCTCTTTCGTTAGAACATTCTCGACCTCAGGTGGTTTATATCTGAAGAGTTCAGGGGAATGTATTGCCGAGCCTAGAGGCTTCCATATTTATTTCCAAGTAAAAGATGCACGCGATATTAAACGCTTCTCGGATGCGTTAGAAAAGCGTTGCTGGCTTGCAGGGCTGGGTCATATAAAGTTATCAAGAAACGGAAGCAAGATGCTACGCGTTCCTTTTGATACCTCAGTATTCCAACCGGAAAGATTGTGTTTCGAAGCGGGGGCATTCATCCCTGAGAACGAGGACTTTTATCAAAAGCGTCCGATGCCTGAGTATTACGGCAAGGCCCACGAAGTTCTGGATACAAAGAAGCTATCAACGGTTGACGACCAGCGCCTCCGTGAGCTTAAAGAAGTTCAAAACGATGCCAAGACTTGCCCTAAGCTTTTAAACCGCTTAGAGAAGCTGAGAGAGATTAATATAAAGCGTATTGTGCATGAGAGGCACTATACCAAAGACAGGATTGATGAAGAGACAGCGCGTAAGATTGTTTTAGGACGTGAGAGCTTCATCCTTCATCCAAGTGATCACTTAGAGTTTGAAGATGGTAGAGTCGCCACGGTTATGTACGCAGCGTTAAACCCGTTAGAGTTTGACAAAGCGTCTTGTGTAGACCCCTTCAGACCGGAGAAAGGCGCATCTAAGGCTAAGTTTTATGCCAACTTCGATAAGTGGGGTAACACTAACCCAGTGATTAACTCTTTCGTTGAAGGTGGTCGCCAATTCGTTTTAAGAAAGTCGATATCACATCATCAAGAAAAACCGCCAGCTGCACCGTCAAGCTTAGGTCACTTGTTTGAAAAGCCGTACATACTTGAACAGCAATACTTACCAGAGATTACGTTGCGCTCGGGTTACACCTTTGTGAAGTCGAGTAAAGGAACCGGTAAAACTTATTCGTTGGCCAAGCAAATCAAGGCTACGGAGGGCAGAGTATTGTCAATCAGCCACCTTATTTCACTGGCTAAGACAACGGCTAAAGTCTTCAATCTTGAGGATTACAATGAGGTTGAAGGTAGAAACTTGAGAATGTGCCCTCGCCTTTCAATATGTTTGCCTAGCTTAAGACGAATCGAAGGCACGCAATATAACATCATAATTATTGATGAAGCGTGTCAGTTACTTAGAGCGTTAAAGTCGCCGGTTGTTGAGTTCCCAGCGGCGACAGTAAGAACATTGAGAAACCTTTGCCAGATGGCCAACAAAGTTGTTTTGATGGATGCAGATTTAAACGAGGAGATGATTGAACTAATGTACAACCCGAAGTTTGGGATCCTCGATAAAGAAAAAGCAATGCACCTTGTAGAGAATAATTTTAAACCGGCAAAAGAGAAAGGCAGCGGGATTGAGCTTTACAAGAACAATGATGAAAAAGCAGACGTCAACGCCTTCACGAATAAGCTACTTGAAGTGGTTTACGAGCAAGGCCAAGGTACCTTCTATGCGAGTAACACGCGTAAGGATGTGCTTAAGAAAGCCAGTTTGTTGATAAAGAAATTTGGGGGTGACCCGATTATTGCTGAAGAGCATTTCATCACTGAGGTTGCCGGTCGCCGTATCATTACGATAACCAGCCACAATTCTCAGAATGAAGAAGTGCAAACGTTTGTAAAGGCTATCAACACTGAGTTGAGACACGATGACATTTTATTAAGTTCACCCTCGATGGGGACAGGCCACTCGATTGATGCTACGGACGGACAAAGTTTCTTTGCTGAAACTTTTGGCTACTTCAGCAAACGCTCGGGTAACTTACCCTCGGATTGTGCTCAGCATATGTCCCGAGTAAGAGAATGCACAAAGATTCACTTGTGCATTCAGGACAACGTTCAGCAATATCCGACAACGCCTATTGAGATTTTAGCTCGGGACATCAACGGTAAAAAGATGACCTTAGATAATCAGATGCATTTCTCGAACGTGGCGGAATACGACCTTGTAACAAAGTCGATTACTTATAACGACTTTGGTTGGAACAGCTGGTACGTGGCCCTTACGGTTATTGAGAACAATAACAAAAATGAATTTGGTGAAAACTTGCTAACGCAGCTTGAGAACGAAGGTTACACGATTAACAAATTGTATGACCTCGACACAGGTACCGGTAGATTTGCCAATAAACAAATTCGCCAGTTAGCGGAAGAGCTTACTCGAAAAGAACGTGAGGAGATGGTGGCCACGCCTTTGATTGATGATGAGGAATATCATTTATTGAATATTGGTGTGAACCTAAGTGCGGATGAGACCAGACGGGTAACTAAGAAGCGTCTTGCCCATACCTTTGGCTTTGAGGAAGACGGTGAAGAGTTTGCCGATTTGTTATTGTCCTCGACTCAAAGAATTGCTGCGAGAAGAAAGTCTTTGATCCTAGGAGCAGACATTAATCATCTTAGATTTACCGATGCTTTGAACCGAATAGATGACCTTCGAGCGGACAAGGATAAAACGGCCTATGCCGAACACTACACGATGCTAAAGGACTTCTTAGCTGAGTTAGGGGTTATTATTCTAAACGGCCAGCTGAGCTATGACGGGCGCGACATCGATGAGAAGGTACAAAAGAACGCGTTTAGGGCGTTAGGCATATGCCAGCGTGAAATGGATTACTTGCACCATATGAAGGTACCGAGCACACAAGACCCTGAAGAAAAGAAACAATTTATATCTAAGGTCTTGGGCTCGATTGGTCTTAAGTTTGAAAGAAAGCGTAGCAGAGTGAATGGTATGAGAGTAACCTCTCATAAATTATGCGAGGTCAGACTTATTGAATTGAATACAGACCTCCGCCGAGCTAGGGCAGCATCGACCTCAGGCATGTATAACCAACGGGAAGAAATACCCGTGGCTATTGAGAGCTATTACTATCATCGGTTAGCTGGAAATGCGAAGGCAGCTGCAATGCACGCCTTTGTTGAGAGAATGCCTTACGAATATCAACGTGATTTATTTGAGGGCTTAGAGTTAAGACAGCGACTAAGTATGAAAATGAGAGCCTGAGGGCTTTCATTCTAAAAATAAATAATTATAATAAAAAATAATAAATAATTCGGGAAAAATTATGACGGAAATTGACGAGGATAAGATTTACTTATCGGCGGGGGTTTATCATTACCCTCACAAAAAGAGACTCCACTTCAAATCAGACCATTACAGATGGATTTGGGTCTCACGCTACTTAAGAGAGAACGAATACAAGTTCAAACGAGACAAACCGTTTGCAACAAAGATTTATCTTCAGATAAGAAATGTTATCTCCCCTAAAATAATCAGCTCCAAAGACCTTTATGCTGCCATTGGTTTTTACACGACCTCAATTAACTATTTGAAGTCGATTAAGGCTGGGGATAATCGTTGGAACCTATACGGTCGCCCTGACGGTAAAGTTACTGAGAAGGAGGCTGCCTATGCCCGAGACAAGATGGTTAAAGTGCATTCAGGGTATTTAATGGATCTTAGAAAGTCCCGAAAAAAGAACAACCGAATAGTTGTGAATAATGGGGCTAGAAATCAAATACCAAACAGGGGTAAACTAGCAGTTAAGAAGTAGACCCCACAATTAGGAAATTGACGATGGCACGACCTGAAAAGACCTTTAACACAGGCAAAGACTCAGAACTCATTTTTGAAGACCGTATGACTGAACGAAATGCTTTTGTCTATCGATTCGAAGACTACGCCGATATTAATTATAAAGGCGGCAGTAACAGCCCAAACAAAGCGGTAGATGCTAAGCCTTCAGATTATATTGTGAGTCTTAGTGGTAGCTTATTCTTTGCCGAGGTAAAGAGTGTGGCCACCAAGAGAAGCTTCCCCTTCTCAAGTATCACCAAAGAACAATGGAGGACAGCATTTAAAGTAGTCCAAACAGGAGGATTATATTTCTTCTTTATTCATTTTAGAGAACTAGACGAATGGTTTATGGTTCCGGCAAAAGAAATCATTAGGCATGAAAAACGCTCAATGAATCAGCCCGACTTAGTACCCTTCAGAATAAATAACGATTTTACATAAAAACACCACAGGAAATTGACGATGAAAATTAAACACTTTGAAACCCCTAAAGGAGTTCAGCTTTTAGGCGACCCCCATTTAGGCAAGAAATTCAATTCACACGTTCCAAGAGAAAGACTTGGCGAACGCGAGGAGATGGTTCGTAAACAGTTCCTTGAAGAGCTTGAACCTATCGACGACACAATCACTGATCACATTTGCATGGGTGACTTATTTGATAAGTTCCGTGTGCCTGAAGAAGTTATTTTGTTTGCTGCCCAAGCATACCGTGATGCCGCCGCGAGAAACCCGAATATTGAGTATTACATCATTCGAGGTAACCACGACGCCAGCCGTGATTCATCTTTTAAATCAAGCTTTGACGTTTTTGAAGCGTTGCTTGAAGACGTTGACGGCGTGAATGTCATATCAGAAGAACCTTTGCATGTGATTTCGCTAGGACAGGAGCACACTCTATACCCTTGGCACCCGTTCATTCATGCCAAAGAAATGGTTGAGCTGCACCCCCCAACTAAAGGCGGTTACGTTTATGGCCACTGGGATATTTTAGCCTTTGAAGAAGGCAGCAGCTCTGAAGAAAACTTTGTACCTACCGAGCACTTCAAAGAGTGTGCTGGAATTTACACAGGGCATTAT